GTGAAATACAAGCGGTCGCTAGTATCACCGGGGATGGGGCCGGGAACTACTGAGACATCTTCCTCTGACCATTCAAGCCAGGACGTATCTCGATAAAAGTATATCGATCTACGGATAGCGCTCTGTAGCGTATAAGCGTCGGAATCGTCCGTTATAGATACCAATCGCCCAGACTCAAAATCTATGTTCTGGGCAGTTTGCCCTATTGCATCCCCCAACAAACGAGGAGATACAGCTGGGGCTATTCCTGAGAACCGGTCTCTTTTGAAGTACGCCATATTATTTCAACAACAATGTGAGTATAAGCCCTGCCATGCCTGTCAAAAGCAACACGCCTAGCGTAAACATCCGTTTATGCAGCGTCTCAATGCTGTTATCTATACGCTCTAGGCGTTCAAATATTGTCTTTGAGCGCTCCTCGCACATAGCTTCATGCGACGAAATCCGATTCACGGCTTCCCAGTAATAACGGTTATCCGGTGGCGGATTGCTGGTCGGGTCCATCGTCATCAGAATCGGCCTCTTCAAGCTTTTGCTCGATAATTCGTGCCAGTTCCTTGGTCGATAGTTCATGGATCACTGCTTGCCGCCTTGCCTGCACCATCATGTCATTGGCTTGAGCGTGCAAGCCGACTAACTCTTTAACTTCCTCAGACAGGTCATCTAACCTGTAGGTCTTTCCATTTGCCGTAAGAGTTATCTCGCTTGCTTTTGGCTGCTCGTCTGCCATTTGTTACTCCTCCTGTGAGAAAGCTTAATTATATTAGCGATACTAATGGATTTGAAGCGGTCCATCGCTTACGCCCAAGGCTTGCCAGTTTTATGGGCAGGAGTTATTTGTGCCTCTACTGCTGCATCTACTACTGTTTCAATCCCGGCCTTATCTACTTTTGCATGCACCCATTCTAAGCACTTTGCTTCAGTCAAATCGCTATAGGCAATGAACCCCGACGCACTCGCTTCTATTTCGTCAAGGGCTACAGTACCGATGTTAGATGCGGAGTAACTTTCCCCATTAGCCTCTTTTTTATGAAAGCAGCTCCAATGAGCCTGCGTGACAATCTTGTCTGAATTGTTCGTATATTTAAGAGTCTCAATCTGCCATGTAGCCATTTACTTATCCTCCAATTCTTTGATGCGTTTAGTTAACGCTTCAATTTGTGTTTGTTGCTCCTTCATCGCTTCAGTTAAAAGCGCCACCATTTCCGTGTACTTGAGCGCGAGCATCTCCACGCTCTCGTCGTCTCGGATAATGCCCCTACGCTTAGCGGTTTCGTCATTACTGCTTGACTCAACGACAACTCTTTCGGTCAACCAGCTAGGTGCGTCTGCTTGAATATCTTGAGCGATGAAACCGATGTGCTTTGTGTCGCTATCAATCAGCGTGTAATTCACGCCCTTGAGGCTCATTACGGCGTCTAACGCGCCCGAAATCGGGCTAATGTCTTTCTTGAGGCGACGATCTGAGTTGTAGGAAATACTGCCGTTGATCAAAACTCCATCGCTTGCAGTACGGAACTTCCACCCCCCATCGTAATAGAGCCAAACGTCAGAATCTGGATCTGCCCATATAACTGAGTTAACAGTTCCGTCACCATCTTCGCCGCGAAAAGCAAAAGCCGCGCCGTGGATGTAGCTATAAAACTGCATCTCGCCACCGCTGGTGCTTGCAACAACCGATCCAAGAGTAGCGTTGGCTGATGAGCCAAAGGTTAACGCTGCTTCACTGCCCGACGTGTCCCTGCATCTGAATCCTTCGGCAGTGGTTTCAAGAACCACCGATCCCGAATGACGGAGATACGTCCGCTCGGCTTGCGGGTTTATATCGATGAATCCCGTTTTGCTAGTTAGCTGAGTGTTAGTCCCGTCATTGATAAATCTTGAGTCATAGTCGCCCGAGTGATTTACAGCATGCGAGAGGTCTAAATACGCGCCGCTAGAGCCATAAGCCTCGATCCTGCCATATGACGATACCGAGCCACCGACTTGAAGATACCCGCTGTGGGCTGTAAGCGTCCCGCTGCTATTAACCGATACAAGCTGGTTTGCAGTTTGAGCCATGCTGTTGTCATGCGACGTGAGACTTGCTTTTCGCGCAATGATGTAGGTGTCGGCAGCGGCATAGGGAGTGCCTGCGTACCACTCTACGTCAGCCCCTGCATCGTGCATGAACACGCCGAGTCCACGATAGCTAGTGCTGTTATTTGCCTTAAAGACTAACCCCGCATTTATATAACCTTGCCCGTCACCCTCGATAGTTAACTCTGTCGCTCCCCCTGATTCGACGTGCAGCCGACTGTCAATCGAGTTGGTGCCGATTCCCACGTAACCGTCAGCTCTAATCGTCATAGCGCGAGCGCTATTGGCGAAAATCCCTAAATCGTGGTTGCTGTACGTGCCGATAATTGCTTCGCTGTCCTGGGCATAAGCCAACAGCGTACAGTCATTCGTCGTATCTACAATTCGCAGCGTAGGACTTGCCGCTGCCGATAGATGTAAAAGACTGCCCGGCGATGTGGTTCCTATGCCAACTCGGCCGTTCGTTGCAATCCGCATCACTTCAGTTGGCGTGATGTCGGCGTCTTTCGTGACGGACGCATCAGGTCCGACGTAGAACTTCATCCCGTCGTCTGACCAACTGTCTAGCTCAATCGCGGCGTAGCCATACGTGCCTGTATAGGGAACCTTGAACCCAGCGGCAGCGGGTGGCGGCTTCAGCCCCGCACCCAAAATTAGTGACGCGGTTCCGTATTCCGACCATATGCTTGTGTAATGAGCGTCTGCTGATGTCCCGCCCCAAACGATTGATTTGCCGCCGGTCGCGTTTCCAAGATCAAGCGTTCCGGCTGGCACTGTGGTCCCAATGCCGACGTTGCCGCTTGAGTCAATACGCGCTTTTTCGGTTGACGTAGTGCCGAATGCCAGCGAATCATCAATGTGGCTATACTGCAGGAACCCCCGGTAGCGATTTGTGCCTGTGTAGCCATCGCCAAAACTTACTGAATGAGCTGATTGGCTGGGGGACCACAGAGTAAGACCGCCCGTGTAATTTGTGCTACCTACCGACAGGTCTAGGGTTCCGGCAGTACCCACATTGTCACCACTTCCGATGGTGACATCGCCCCCGTTAGTTATACGCATACGCTCCGAGGCATCGGTGTACATCTTGATGTTTGAGCCACCCGCAGACGTATCATTGTCAGCATCAGCGTGCAGTCGCAGATCTACGGAAGACTTAATTGCGTAGCCAGAAGTTCCCTCCTGGGAAATAACCAACTCGTTGGACCCTGCGGAGTTCTGGAAACGTGCAAGCTCTTCGGTGGTATCTGTAGCCCCAGTGACAGTAAGTCCCTGAGTAGTGATGTCTCCGTAAGGAACTTGAACATGGCGCGTGCCGGTAGGAACGAGCAGAACGGTATTGCCTGCATCATTTGTAATTGTTACATCGCTAGTGGAACCCTGACCCGTTAGAATCGCCCCGTATGCGCTGGTCGCGCCGAGAACTCCGGTCCCCGCCGCTGGTGCGCCTACGCCGTCGAGGGTGGTGCCGACAGTGATCTTTCCGCCAAGGATTGCGTGTCCAGAAAACGTCGCATCACCATACGCGCTTGTATCCAGCGTAAGCATATTGACGCCAGTGCCACCATCGTTTCCTCGGAAGATGATGTCCGAGTCTTGCTTTGCGGCTTGAACGTAATTGCTAGTACCGTCGTGGTAGATAATGAAGTCTGCGTCAGCGCCGAGCTTTAGGTACTTGCTGTCGGCAAGCTCAATATGACCGGTGAACGTGGCATCGCCGCTCTCATCGAGCCGCATAAGCTCAGTGCCGCTACCCGACGAACCATTTTTGCTCCACTTGAAATAACGATCTGTATCGTCGTTATCAGTGTCGATATTGAGCGTCATCAGCTCATAGGAGTTGATGTGAGCGGAGCTTGTGTTTGCCGTGCCTAAATTGAGGATGCCGCCGCTCACGGTCACATCACCAGCAAACGTGGCACCACCGGCAAACGTAGCATCCTTATCTTTATCCAGCGTGAGCGTTGGAACGCGAGGATCTGCTTCCCACCTATCCCTGCTCGTAAAAAACTGAAGCTCCATTTGCCCGAATTTATTTGAAAACCCACCAATCCCGGCGTAGTGAGGTTCCGTGCCAGACGTATCGCTAGATTTGAACAAATACGCGCCGATCAGATTTGAGCCATCAGCTTCGTTAACTAACGATGTCTGGTTACGATACGCGACGAATGTTGCGTCGCCTGTCGTAGTTTCCGATGTCACCGTTCCGGCGAACGTTGCGTCACTATTCAGAAGGGTTAAGACAGCATTAGAAGCACTTGTGCCAAGAACCAAATTATTGCTATTCGACCAGATGTCGGGACTGCTGCCACTTCCTGATCGGCTTAAATCCAGCGCGTATATACTGCTATTCGCCCCCGAAGCTGTAGCCGTTATCGTTCCGGCAAACGTAGCGTTTCCGGCGCTAGAAATAGTAAGAGAATCAGTAGAGCTTGTAGTCAGCCCTGTAGACGCATTGCGATTAGAGCGACCTAGCGTCAACTGCCCCGCAGCATTTCGCAAATACACCATTGGTGTTGATGCATCAGCAGTATCCGTATCGTCTAGGACAATACTGCCACCCGAGGAGTTTCGCTGATAAATACCCGCTGACCCGTCAACATCAAGGTTACCGGCGAACGTGGCGTCGCCGCTGGTATCAATAGTGACTCGCTGAACTGGAGCCCCGGAACCATTGCCCGACCAAAGCGACAAGGTCTGGTCGCTCTTTACTGCCCCTCCAGTTGAATCTGTTGATTGATTACGGAAATACAAACTGCGATTCGTTGTACCTGCGCTGTCAAGCCAAGTATCACCATATACATGTAGTTTTGAGGAGGCGTGTGGGGAGACTCCTATACCCAAATTACCTGCGCTGATGTGATTGGCTGTGCCATCGGTATAGAAAGCAATTTTCTCGGTGCCGCCGTCATACATGTGAAGACGCGCACCATCAGTTGATTTTTCGCCAACCTTGAATATGGCGTTTGTGTTTCCGTTACCCTGTAAAGTGATGCCGGAATCAGATGAACTAGTAGAGTCTGATTTGACTGTTAAGGGTGCCGTTGTGGCAGTTAAGCCTATCCCGACCTCGCCCCCGAAAGGGTTTAGCAGTAAGGGGAAAGCAGCCGCGCCACTAGTCCTTGACGCTTGTATTCCTTGAGCGTCATTTGACGAGTTGGCATACCCCATGAAAATTCCATACTCATTCGCATGGCTAGAACCAAAAAATCTGAAAGATGCGTCCGCAACGGCATCAGTAAGACTCGTCCATGTGTTTACTGCTTGAACAGTGTCTTTTACGTGAAGAGTAGAATCAGGAGTATCCCCTACGCCTAAGCGCGCAGCACCTCCTAAAATAAGATCGTCTGCGGACTCATCCCACAGCATGTAAGACCCAGCGGTAGCGCCAAAGAATTTAACGTCGTGACCAGTGTCGTCTGCTCCTACAGTAACAGCTCCCGAGAACGTAGCGCCTTGTGAAGAGTCCAGCTGTAGCGCAGTGGTGGCGTCGGTTAGAAAGGTAAGCGTGCCAGCAGCGTTACTCCCGGTGATTCTTTCGCCATAGTCTCCAAACCCGAACCAATTCGTACTCGTGATACTTAGATTCGGGGCTGTCAGATTGCCCGTCATGGTGCCACCAGCTAATGGCACCTTTGTGGCTATACTATTAGTTACCGTAGTAGAAAAATTAGCATCATCGCCGAGAGCTGCAGCTAGCTCGTTAAGCGTATCAAGCGCCCCAGGAGCTGAATCCACTAAGTCATCTACAGCTACAGAAACAGACTCATGAAGAGCTGCCGCCGTTACCCGTAGTTCGATCTTAGTACCTGCGTCAAAAGACGTTGCCGAAGTACCGTCTTGCCCCCTAACCACTGTTAAGTCGTTAGAGGATATTCCAGTAACTTTGACTATTTCTCGAGTAGGGCTACCTGTATCCGTGTCTATCGTAAGGTACAGGTAGTCACTGCCGCTAAGACTAGGAAGTCCTGTAGCGCTCGCTACGGATATAGTAGTAGCCGAGGAATTTATGCCGGACGAAAGAGTCGAGGCAAAGTTATTACAGAACTTAACGGCCATGCGGGGTTACCTAATAAATAACAGGATCAGCTAATGGTCACTGTCCATGTAACAGTCATGGAGTCTGAGCTGCCTTTGTTCACAGTCGAAAAAACTGTTCTGCACAACAACGTACCACTACTGGAAGCATTCAATATTCCAGCCTCAGTAATAGCACCTGTACCTTGGCCTGCAGCAAAAGTAGCCACATACGTTACTACCGCTCCAGATACAGCTGTAGATGTAAGTGCCTGACGATTAGCTTCCGTACCAAGAGCAGTGTTAGCAGCTGCAGCTGCCGTGCTTCCAGTACCTATAGCCATATGGGACATAGCTGTAGCAGTTGTGTCTTTCATACGGGAGGCTACATAGCCTTTACCTGCAGTCACTACGAGATTGGGAACCTCTTGAACCACCTCACCATTAAGTGAGATCTTCAAGTGACCTTTCATTTTCAGATCATCGTTTAACATGGTGTCTCCGTGCTAGTTATTCAGAGGCCCGGTATTAAGTGGCCGAGCATTAAGGGTGGAAGAAACAGCAGTTCTATTACTTAGCGACAGTGATTCGGAAACGCTAACAGACTCTGCCAGCGAACGTATGAACACAGCTGTATAAGTAAACGAATCAGAAGCCGTTGCCGCGCTTGACGGCGCATCGGACACGCTCAAAGAAGATGAATCCTCTACGGATTGATGCTCTGAGAATGTAGATGAATAATTAAAGACTTTAGAGAAAGAGTCTGTAGCAGTAAGCGTTTCAGAAAGCGCTTTGTCTACTAGCAAACTTGGTGAATCGACTGCGCTTGGAGTCTCAAAAAACGTGCGTGCCCAAGATACAACTGGTGAAAAGCTATCCGTAGCGGATGCTGAGTCAGCAGGTGCTTTATCAAAAGAAATAGCTAAAGCCTCAGTAGCCGCCCCTGTATCAGCTAAATGAGTTGATACCTCAAACGCTGTTGTCTCGGTAAAGCCAAGTGTCTCTGCAAGACCTTTACCTATTTGGAAAGATTGAAGAGCGTCAGCTACCGACGTCGAATCCGAAAAACTGCGCTGCGCCGTAAATAATATATAGGCAAAGTCACCTGCTATAGCTGAGTCGCTAAGTCCTTTTCCTACTGCAAAGGACTGAATAGCATCTGTTAAGGACTGGGAATCAGTAGTACTTAGCGAGGAAGATATCGCTAACTGGTCCAGTGGAGTTGCCGTGTCATCTCTCAAATACCTATTGAGAGTATGACTATAGGAATCTATTTTTATGTCTCTGGCTTGGAGGTCTTGGAACCCCACTACAGTCTGAAGCGACCTAGCAGATACAGATACCCTAGGAACCCGACTGGAAACTGACGCTTTTAAGTAAGCGCGATCTGTAATGGCCCGAGCTTCTTGAAACGCAGGCGCTATAACCTGCGGGGCACTGTATGAAACAGTGACCCTTATATAAGAAGCATCAACACGGAGCCGTATAGCCATTTAGTCGAAGTCACTGCGGACTTTAAATTTGATCAGGTCATTAACGGTCTGCTTACCGCCTGACGAAAACGTTATCTCAAGCTCACCCTCAAACGTACCAGCTGTATCCAGCGTGCCGGTCGGAAAATCGGTGGTAACTTTTCCATTAGTGGCATCAGAAACCGTACACGTAAGCGTGCTTTTAACAGTGGTACTGCCTAGTTCCCTTAAGCGTAGCTTAACCGACGCACCGGACAAATTGATCGCTGCCCAAGTTGCATCGTTATTTGCGTCAAGTGTCTGACCGCTCGCTGCGGTATTACTGTCTTTCAACGTAAACGTAAGCTCTGGGAGGGTATCCCCAGTAACAAGGCTTAATGTCGAGCTATATGCCATGGTATTTCCTCTGCCGAAATTATATTAGCCCGGCTAATTAACTACTACTGAAAGTACTCGCCAGTGCGAAGCATTTCAGACACATTAGTGCTCCGCTGCCCAACCTGCTTCGCCCACTTTGAATCAAGTGCTTCGGTAGCCGCGTCGTCATACCGTGAATCGCTGAGCGCCGAAAGCATGTTTTTGAACTTCGAGAGGCGAGTAATGCCCATATTAAAGTTCATATCTATGAGTGCAACTTTTCGTACTTCATCCAGCCCATCAAACCAATCAAAACGTTGCTGCAGTTCAGCTGTACAGCGCTCTATATCGTTCTTTAGCAGAAAATCTATTTCGGAGTCCGAAAGACCTAGGCCAACTTTCTCATCCAGACAGCGTCCTACGCCAACAGTTACGTACCCGAGGTGATCCTCATACGCAAATTGCCTAGAGCCTTCGTGCAACCGAAGCTGCTTTACCAAACGCTCGATCATGAAGAGTTCCCTTTCTGGCTAGATCCAAAGTAAAACGAGGCGACACTAGCTACGTTCGCTAACAGGCCACCCAAGATAATGTTCAGCAAAGGCTCCATTTCGCGATTCCAGTCGTCGGAAACGATGAAAAAAATGAACGCAAAGAAACCTATGAGAATACCCAAGGAAAAAACTTTTGGAGTCCAATCGCCAGAAAACGCCTTCCTAGCATCTTGAACATCTTGCATAACCAGTTTGCTCTCGTCTAATTCGAGTTCTTTTATCCTGACGGCGAACTCGTTCTCTGCATTTTTAAGTCTGAGAAGATCATCGGGAGTAGGGTTCTGCAACCGCTGGGCGACAGCTTTTTCTGTCGGTTCGACGCCAAGCGCATCTGCAATCGCCCCCACGGCCATACCAGCTAAAGGGCCACCTAGAGTGGTAGCCAGCTTGGGAGCAACAGTACCTACAACATTTTTTAAAAGGTTACCGATCTTCATATAAGCACCTTAAAGTTGGTTATAAATTGGTAAGACTCGGCCCGTTATAGTCTTACCTACATCAAAACCGTTGCGCCATATAGTTTCTAAAGTCTCAGCAGTTGGGCCTAAGATAGGAGTCATACCAGAACGCCCCCACTCCATCTGCTGATTAGACATAGCCACCAGCGACATAGGTCCAAGAAAACCGGACCTGTCTACCATCTCCCCAAGATAATCCCCCCACTCCATACGATCTGACCTAAAGTAGCGCTCTTTTGGGGAAACACCGGGCAACGCCCAAGCAAGACCGTATTTTGCCCACTCGCGAAGCTCTAATCCCAGCATAGCCAAGGGCATTGTCGCTACGGCTGTCAGCGCAAGAACACTAGTTGCAGCAGTCAACTGAGCCACATTTAACTTACCCTCTTCGCCAGGGTTTTCAGCAATACGAGTCTTAAGTTCGCGCATAAGGCCGCCGCCTATAACTTTGTAATAGGCCCAGAAATAGCTCTTCAACTGCCATATGAGTGCCCAATGAGGGTCGCTTGCCCACAAAGGTCTTTCCGCGGCATTAGGTCGAAGAATAGAAGACTCAGTAAACCGGACTACGCCTTGCGCCACTTTCTTCCCTTCGGGAGTAGAAAGAAGACGCCCGTCCGCATGCCACTTCAAAACTTCTTCGGCAGTAAGGCCAAGCTCTCTCAGATACCGCTCTGACCTAGGGTTGTTAAACTCGTTCCTAGCATGCTTAACAATAAACTGGACACCCATGCCAGCGGCAAACTCACGAGAAAACTTGGTAAATTGATCCAACCCAATCATGCGGAACCAAACGTCTGAAGCACGGCGGATTGCCGGATCCATATAGTCTTGTTCCGCCTGTGTTACCCACGCATTCGCTACAGTCTCATTAGTAACAAGACCAAGGTCACGGGCGAACTGCTTCCTTTCTTCGGGATTTTTAATCGTATAAACAAGCTGCTTAAACCCGTCTAAGAAAGTATCCAGATTAAATTCTTTAGCGTTAATAATTGGGCCAGCTAAATCTGTAATAGAGCCTATAGCAGCAAACGGAAGAATAGTTACGAACTGAAAGAACTGCCCATAAGAATTAACTTTTCGCCACAACGGACTGAGCGGGGAAGTCTGATACCCCAGATAAGTCGCGATTGTAGACAGCGCGACTTCCCTAGCTTCAGGGTCTAAGGTTTCGAGAATCTGATTTACACGAGCGCCATTATCTGTGGCGCGGTTCCACTCAACGCGCTTAACTACATGATGCATGTAACTCATAAAGGCTTGATCAGGAGGTAACAAGTACCCTTGCTCAGCCAATATGCTTGGGTCTATACCTAGAGTAAGAAGCCTTCTTCGCTCTGCTATAGCAGAGGGGTCAGTAGGATTAAAACCATCTTCAGGGCTTAAAGAAATAGGCTGGTCATCTGCTGCTGTTTGGTTAAGGCGTTTTATCTTTTCAACAGCTTTACGAGCTTCTGCACGGGTAAGGCCGGGAGACTCTGCGACTAATAAGTCAACAAACTGATCACCCGCTTCATCTATCGCAAGCAGGTTAAGCGCTATGGGGAAGTAGTTAGGTAAGCGATTTATATCTGTATTGGAAGGAGCTATGTACTCTTCATGAAGACGCTCAAGAAATAGCCGAATCTGCTTAGCTTTACCTTGTAGCTCAGCCGTTGTCTTCTTTCCTGCAGCCTCTCTAAAAGCAGCTTGAACAGCAGGATCATTCATGTCCCCAATCTGATCTGTAAATTCATTTACAAACCGATGCACCGTAACCCCAATTTGGCCAAGCATACCCAAACGTCCGTCTGAGTCATCCTGCTGGGAGCGGACATAAAACATATCTGCCAGCTCATCACCTGCATACGACCTAAGTACAGAGTCCGCAGTACTTACAAATCTCATAAGGGGGCGAGCAATTTCCGCCAGAGATTTACGCCAGTGTAGAGCTATAGCTTTACCGCCTTCTTCCACAACAGCGTTATGTACTGCTTGCGGGAAAATCCTTTCAGTTATAGAAAGGGCATCACTTCTAGCGTCTTCGTCCCGTTTAGCTTTTATAACCGCATTTAGATAGCTATCGAAATCGGTATTTACATTACCGAACCGCACTGTATGCCCAGCGCTTAGCTCTTTTGATTCCCGCCGTAGCTCCTGCCATAAGCGCCTTAGCTTTTTAACAATGCGCTTGAAATGCCGTTCAGGCATATTTTTTGGAGGACGGCTCGTATAGTCTTTAACCGCCCACCTCGCAACTTGGTCTGCATGCCACTCATCTATGCCCAGAGAACCATACTCTTCTACATAGGTATCATGAAGCGGGTCCGCTTCATAAGCAGCTTGTAGTCGCTTATACAACGCCGGGTTGAACAAAGCGGTTTTAACTTCTTGGTGATAAAAGGCATGCCCAAACTCATGGGCTAAAACATATGCATCAGTTAAGGGGTTACCTGACTCCCTAACTATGATCAGATTTGTATTCCACAGATACCGTCCGAGCATGGACGGATCGTCTTGCATAAGTCTGATCTGCTGTTCTATAAACACTAAGTCAGCGTCAGAGTAGTTTGCTTTTAAAGCTGCCCATAGCTCGCTGTTTGGATCAGCAGAAGTAAGTTCAGCAAAGCTAAATACAGCAGGCGGGTTTTTAAGCTTAAGCGTAGACTGAAATCTAGCAACGACTCTTTTAGCAAGCTCGCTTATCCAAAGCTTATCCGACTCTCCGTAGGGTAAATCGGCCCAGCTTAGTTCGGGTTCAGAAGGAGCGTTATCAACGGTTTCTTTCCAGACAGTAGTAGCAGCACTAGAAGTAGCGGGTCTACCAGCAGTATTTTCTGGTAAGCCCCTAGAAGACTGATTCGGGTCATCGAGCGGTCCTTCAGGAGTTACATCTTCTCGGCCTTCTGTCTCCGGTAAACCCCGCAAATTTTCAGCGGGTACTAAACTAAAATCCAAATCTTTAAGAGCAAGCTCAAGGCGGTTCTGCATTTGAGCAGGAGAAGTTTCATCTCCTTCCTCTTGTCTTTCTCTCGGTCCGCGCTCTTGAGAATTATCTAGGTACGCTTCTACTGCTTGGTCTGGTTCTACGTCCTTTAACGAATCGTCGTTCAACGTATTTCTGACAGCGTTCTGAGCTTCAGGCGTATTTAGCCTTCCAATTATTTCACCGTCTGAATCTCTGACTAGATAAGGAACCTCAACGGCTTCAGGATTTATGGTGCTTCTTTCGTTATGGGCCTGTTCAAGACGAACCTGGCTTCCAGTTGAAGTAAAAGCGACTACTGGACCGAACTTAGCTCTCGGTGATGAGCCTTTTTTATCACCTGTAAAAAAACCCGAATCAGCTGTAAGGTCAAAGCCATCAACTTCTAGTGAATAGCCTCGCAAAGCCAAATCGCCAAGGACTTCTCGGAGCGATTGCTTAATAGCATCGATCTCACCAGACTGATCACCAGTCCAAGGAACGCCTTCTGTAGCTTGTATCAATCTACGACCCGTATTAACCAGATCGATTAGGTTAACTTTGGACTTCTTACCGTCAGGGCCAGTAAGAGTCCCTTCACGGTATTCCTCCTTACTAGCCTTAGCTGCTGCAATAGACCTCTCTATAAATGCGTCCCTAGGAAGTAGCTCGACCTTACCTCTGGTTTCAAAGCGAAACCGATCTCCCTCGGGATCAAGCCGTGTCACATAGAAACGGTCAGTCTTCACATCGTGCTCAACGCCAACAATGCTATCTGGGTACATCTGGCGTTGAGCCGCAACCGTTTTAAGAAGCGCAGCAGACATACGAGCGTACAAGCCGTCGCTCCAATCAACTTTGCCAGAAACTTCTTCTACGCTCTTACGGGCGTCTTTTTCGTTATCAAACTCTCTATTCGGATCTTTTTTAGGCTCATACCCTTCAACTTTAACGCCGCCATCCTCTACCCGTGGGGCTAAACCGGGGCTTCTGTTTAAGAGAGGGATTGTCTCTTCGCCACCGAATAAAGCGGCTAATTCTTTAAACGCAGCGCCCCAAGTCAGGTCAACTTCTTCTTCGCCAAACCCTTTACGAGCGGACATCTCACTGACCGGGCTTTGCTCATTAGCCACACGGGCTGCACGTTCTTCAAGAGCTTTTTCAAGAGTGGTCTGGCCTATACGACCGCCCTCTGGCTGGATATCAGCTGCAGCTGACAAAGCCCCCGGCAGACTATCAGTGTCTGTAATCTCTTCGCTTATGACATTGTTCTGAGCGTCAAAAACTTGGACTACAAGATCGCCGTCAGGTACTTCATCTTTAGCCTTACTGTACCCGAGAGCAAGTTGTAGCGCCTTATCGCTTGCGTTGCTGTTAATTACTTCTTCTACTACGTCTTTGCTTTTTGAGTAGATGGTCCCTTTACCCGGAATAAAAGCAGCCCAAGCTGTAGTGCCTTTAATAGAGATCTCTATCGCTGTATTAGGAGCCTCTGCTGTTGTAGCAATACGCGCTGATGTTCCCGCTACCCAAGTTGAAGCTTTTGCACTGGTTGGATCTGCAATAGCATTCAACTGCGCGTTGATATCAGACTCAGCTTCCGGTGTAGTTACAGTGGAAGAAAGATCCCCATACTGTTCGTTATCTATATCACGATTAACACGTTGCTCTTGCGCGCTTCGTAACAATGAACGTGCTTTTTCGTAGACGGTAGCTGTTTTTTCCAGAGCCTCATTAGGGTCAATTTTGGCTACACGCTGAGCTGCTGCTACGCCTGTAGTACCAACGCCTGCTGCGCCACCACCAGAAATCGCTCCAGCAAACCACGCCTGCGTCCTACGCAAGAACGCTTCTTCCGCAGTAAACGTGTCGTCCATAGCCATTCTATTTCTAATGGCTATCTCTTCTTGCGCTGTTTCGGCTGTTGACTCAATAGCCGTTCCTCGGGTAACAGAAGCAGCTAACTGCCCAAATATGCTTCCTTCTCCCTGTGAGCGTTTTTTAGCTACATTACCTAGGAGCTTATATAAGGCGGCTTCTCCCCCTACACCTATAGCTGCTTGTGGAAGAGCTACAGCCGCCGCCCTAAAAGCTTGTGTCCTATCTAGCTCTCGACCGGACTCAAGGGCTTCAGAAACATTTGACCCAGCTAAGGGTGGGTACTCTGATCCAAACGCGCCGACCAGCGCTCCCCGTTCTACAACTTTCCGAGTCGTATCTCGATACTGTTTATAGGCCAGTTGAGCAAGGCGAAGCTCATCAGGGTCTGCTACGCCTTTTGCGGTACGTTCTAAGGAATCCTCGATAAGCCTCTTTGCGGCAGTCCGCGCAGACTTACCTACAACTGCCCTACCACCTGCTGCTACTAGGCCACCTACTCCTGCGCCTGCTATGGAAGACATAACAGAAGGAACAACCTGTCCTCCGAACTCTGTTGCTTTTTGTAGGAAACCCTCCAAAGTAGGCTCTTCTAAAAAATCGCTCCACTCTTCGGTCCCACGCAGCGGCGCAGCGGCTGATTCTTCTTCTATGCGAGCGTTCCTAATATGCCGCGCAGCCTCATCCTCATCGCCCACCGAAGCACTAAGAAGCGCCTTAAAATAGTCTATGTCTCTACCAAGACCGTGTACCCCTGATCTGTACCCGGCTGCAAAACTTTCAGAAAGAGTGCCGGGAGCAGCAGGGCGAGGCTCTTCTTCTGAAACCATCGCTTTTGCTACAACGTTTTCAGACGGCGTGTCTTCTGCGCTTTGCTTGCCCTGCAGTAGGGCTTTGTAAACTGGATTAACGGCCATAGCCTATAGAGCCTACTACTGCGGAGTTTGGGATTGGGCGCGTTTAAGTTTGTTCTGCTCAGCAGCGGTAACCATAATCGCGTAAAGGGCTCTGTTCCTGTTCTCAATCTCCCGTGCAGGTATTGGAAGCCCGACCGGCTCGCCTCCCGTAGTCCTATACACAAAGTTTCTTACTCCCGCTGGGGACTCCTTGCCAAAATGCACATTGTTGAGATCCAAATCAGAGACATCAACTGTGCTGGGACCAGGATCTTTGCTCCCGCCCCAACCTGTGTAATAAGCAAAAAGGTCTGCGATATCGTAGGATGCGTCTTTATCTTTGTTAGTCTTAGCGTGAGTGGCCATGGAAATACCACGGCTCATCTCGTTTAGAAGTGCAGATATCCGCCCCCTATGTCGGAGGGCATACTCTGGGCTTTGTGCAGTGAGTGACTCCAACTGTTGACGAAAGTACGGTAGCTTAGTTCTAATAAACCTATTAGCTGCCTTTATAGCCTCTTCACCCTCAGCCTGACGAACTTCGCCGGTAACTGGATCTGTCGTCTCGAACGCTTGGGTAACTTCTCTGTTAAGCTTCTCTGCGTACTCTAATATCTCGCCAATATCCTCATCCCCCCCGGCAATCTCATAATTCAACCTTCTTTCAGCTGTCGCGCTGTCTAGTCGCTGACGCTGTTCTTTGAGGAAATCCAAGCCAAACTGTTGTTGCAGACGCTCTTCTTTTTGTCGCTCTAGGTTAAACGTAGCAAGCTCTTCTTCTGAGAAGCTAGTGCGTCCCGTATCACGATAGTTATTCCAAGCGTCCGTCATGAGTACGCGCTCGGCATCCGACTGTGCCATGGTGGAAAGCATGGCCAGATGAGCCACAACTTCTTTGTTCGGCATAAGCTTCGGTATGTCTGCGATATTGTCGATCCGTAGCTCAGCTAACCTAGCCGCCATTACCTGTTGTTCGTCAGGAGTAAAGTCTATGCCTGTAGTAGTAGAAAGCGCTTGAAGCTCATCAAGAGGCATATTAGACAGCTTACTAAAAATACCTTCTTCCAAGGCTTTGTACTGATCGGAACTCATCATAGGAGTAACCGGTTTACCAGCGTCCTTAATAGAATCCCTAGTCTGCTGAAGCTCTTCTAGCTTTTGTGCATAGTCCTTATAAGCCGAGTTGTTAGGGCCAAGGTTCGAGCTGTCGATTGTTTTTTCCAGCGTCGCTATCTCTCGCTCTACTTCCTGAAGTATTTTGTTGTTCGTATCCTTAACAAGCTTATTAGCTTTGCCCGTTTTCTCGTCCATATCACGAGCGAGTCTCTGCAAAGTATCTGCAGATTCATTGGCCGCAGCTGAAGCGGTATAGTCGTTTTCTAGCGCTCCAATTTCTGTGTTTAATCTAGCTAACTCCTCCTGCTGGGTATCAATATAAGCGCCGAAATTCTTACCGACCCCCGGCATGGCGCTTTGGGGACGCTGTTTCGCATACCGATCAGACTCATATTGGCTCTCTGTAGCGGGAAATACTAGGCTCCTTACTGCGGGGCTATTAGCAATCTTCCCGACGTAATGAGTCTTATCGGCGGCTGCTACATCTGCTGTAGGTTCAGAAGGTATAGATGTATCTATACCCATGCTCTTAGCTACATCTACAACTATTGCCTTACGTTCTTCAGAACTGCCAGCAGCAGCCAGCGAAGCCGTAAGCTGCCTACCTGCTGCTATGCCCAGATTGCTATAAACGGTGTTTAGAACCGTGCTCGTTTTACCGGCCTCTTCCTTAAGCTTTGTCGCGGTAGGGACAGGCATACCTTGCTTAACAAGAAATTCGAAAAGCTTATCGGGACCGAGCGCGGTTCCCATAAGAGAAACCGTCTTTACACTTAAAAGCTCATTTAGCTCCTCACGAGTTACACTAACCACTGAATCGCCGGGAACGTCTGTCACCTCTCCCGCAGTAGTTAGAACACCCGGTTCGCCGTTCGCATACTGACCCATAACTGTGTAGCGTGTTTGCCCATCTTCGCCTACATGCGCGTTAACCCCTGTCCACCCGAATCCTTTTTTTGCCGCCTCTTCCTTAACCGGGAGAGCCCCATTGAGAACGCCCAGCACAAACTCTCGCCCCGCTATCGACATGGGGTCTTCTACATCAACGAGACTTCCCGGCTTGCTAAGATCGATACTACCGTTTGACAGACCCATATTGATTGTTTTCTGACCACTGCGTTGTGTCTGCTCACGGGCGTCCTTAGCTTGGTCTCGACCGAACTGGCCTTCTGCAACAACGACTTCTCTTTCCGTCAGGGCAAGCCGTGTATCTTGCTGAGAAAGCTCTCGATCTACCTGACCAAGCCTCTGTCTATCTAGGTCAAGCTTTTCACGGTCTAGCTCAAACTGACGATTACGGGCGTAGTAGTCCCGCTGGCTTTGCGTAATAGCCTGCGAGGCTTGTATAGCTGCAAGTAACCCTTCACCGACGCTCATAAAAGTGCTCCATTAAAAGGCGAATGCAAAAATAGCAGCCGAACCTAAAGCGCCTATGGTGCTATAGGTCTGCGACCTGTAATTTGCTTTGGCCTGCCTGTACTGATTCTGCATGTTTCGCCAATTAGCAGCAGATGAAGCCATTTGATTCTGTGAAGAGCGATTAATGTCCTGCCCTACATCTATCAAAGAATCTAACAACTGCGTATTTAAATCGCGCTGCGCTATACGAGCGTTACTGACAGCGTTGACGGTGCCTAAAGTATTACCTAGTTGAAGCTGTCGTTCGCGCTCTTTCACCTGCGCGGGTGTAAGACTAGCCCCATAACGTTGAGCATTACGAGAAGCAATCCCTCGGGTGAGTTCAGCCGCCATTGGCGCGTCCTCACGGGCTTGATCGATAAGCGAAGTATCCGTAGTGGCCTGCTCAACTAACGCTTTTTCGTGTTCCTTAAAGTCACGGACATAGTCCAGATACTCTTGCCGAGTAATATCGGAAAGAGCTTTTTCAGGGTCACTTACCCACTCAAGCCCAGCTTCTTCAAACTCATGCCCGTAAGCAGCTCTTGCCTTCCTGTCTTCTTTATGTGCCATATGTTGTACCTGTCCTCTTACTTTATCCTCGCCGTCTCGGAGGCAAATACCCAGTATGTCGTAGTCGGTTTCCGAACCCTCGAACCGTATCCGGTACAAACTCAGCAACTGGCTTCGCGGTAACAGTCGGTGCGTTTTGGCCATAAAAAGGCGGGTTTAAGCTGCCAAGCTGCTGAGCAGCAAATTCCGCTCTCGTCTGTCCGCCTTTATTAACTTGCTGCCCCATTTCATTAACCTTGGCGGGGCTATGCCATTTGCCGCCACCGGCTTTGTTCTTCGCTCCCTGCAATATGTACGAGCCAGCGAGCTGAGCGGTTGCTCCTGCTAAGGCTGCTCGCTCTTGAGCTTTAGCTTTAGCAGATGTCAGCGCTCCACTTGTCTCAATACGCGCCAACTCAGACAAAGTCGCGCCGCCAACTTGTTGCTGTTGATTTGCAACTCTAAGCACCTTCATTTTTTGATCATTGGTAAAGGCTTTCGCATCTGCAGTTGCAGCCCCCATTTGACCTGCAACAGCTTGCGCCATATCAGAACCAGCGGACGGCTCTTGGGTGCCTGCATAAGCTAGATCACTGGTAAGCGCTTGCATAGTGTCTGCATTAGCACGCCCCCTAGCAGTAGTAGCGACATCTTGCGACATAGATTGGTCCCGCATGTCGCGAAGCAGAGGCCCATATTGCTTTTTAAAGTCGTTATACCGCTGATTTGCTATAGCAGCGTTCAGCCGATCAGACTTTGTCGGGGCGTAATCAGACGATTTGGGCCTAGATCCCATGTACCACCTCTCTTTTAATACAGGTCGCGTACAAAAACATTTTCCGAAAGCTGCCAGTTAGAGTTTTTAAGAAACTCCGCAACTTCAGGAACAGCTGTTCTAACTTCGACTTTGGTGTGGCCAGTCTCTCTAGCCACATCTTCAAAAAACTTACGATGCGCGACAGAAAGGGCGCTACCTTTTCGACTAGCCCACGCAATCCAAAACAAGAACGTCTTTTCTCCTGTGTAAGTATCAAGCTCTGTCGTAGTGACGACAAAGCCATCGCGGCTCGTCCACAAATGCGCTTCGTTATGGACACAAGCCGCATACACATCTTCCACTCGGTAAGTAAGCGTAGAGCTAGCGGCGAGAATCTGTTCAATCCCCGGTTTAACAAACTCCCACTCATGCCGAACATCTGCCAGTACTGGAACATCGCGGTTACCCGCCTTGTCCGTATTTATTGCGCTTAGTGTTGGGGTGTGAGTACAACCCTCCATATTTAACCTTCCTTGCTACAGGTGAATCTCCATGGCGCGCACGCCTTTCGGCGCGTACTACGCCTTCATTGAACAGTCCTGCGTAGACAGCTGCGCCGTTATAGTCTGTCCACTCCTTACTTGGGGTACGTAACAGCCTATACAGCGATCCATTAATAACCGTCTCACGATAATCCGACATGAAACCGTCGTCGCTACTCTGCGAAGTGTGAGAGGGTTTTAGCTGCGCTCTAAGAATAGTGCTGGACGCGGACGTGGCTGACGGCGTAGGCACAAGGTTAATAGTGCTCTGCGACGTTTTTACAAAATAACGAGGCGTGCCAGCGTTAGAAGCGTTCCGCCAGTCAGGAACACGCTGTTCCACTAATCCAGTAGAAAGCGGCTCAAGATCCTTGCCTTCGTGGATGAGCCAGAGAATGCTATGCACCACCGCCCCTGAAGGCGGCTCTAGGTCATACTCAAAGATATTAGCGACGGTCGTTATGGGATCAAGCTCAGCCTGATATACAGGTGCTTTCTCGCATAGTTCTATAGCCGCCGCTCTTATGTTCGACTCAATCAGAGTGTCTGGACAGCCGGGGACCATCGGAATGATCTCTGGCAACAAGCTTTCATACGATGTTGCCATGGCGTTTTACCCTAACCGTGTCTGCGGAGCTGAACCAGCGTGGTCTTCTAAATTAGGAGAAGTAAGAGCGTCTATCTGTCCCTTCCCGGTGACTGCAGCAGTAAAGATCTGGTAGTGATTGGCGGCACGCTGATTGTTACCTGCGTACTCAGCATCTTTCATATACGCCATGTACAGAACGTAGTTCATTACTGCGTTCGCGTATATATCAGGAACCGACAGGTTACCCGCCAAAGCTACAGTTGCTGGATTGTCTGAATAGACGATCTCCAAATAAGCAGAGCCTGCCACGCCGGGATATACGTAGAAGTTCCGAGGGTTCTGCTCGTCGTAGATATAGTGCTTAACAACGCTGGTATGCGCCGCGTCACCAGTTACAGTTGGGTCGTGCCAGTCTGGTGTCTGAGCATCGAGCACTTCTCGCGATACGAGCCGTACTGCTCTCTTACCAGTCCCGCTACTAGCGGCAGACATATTCCGTACAACGCGCAACAACCTATTACCACCGGTGGGTATTGTCTGTTTCGTACCTGTAGCCAGCGTAATAGTCGCATTGGTTGCGCTAGCGTCGGGCTTCAGTAACGCTATCTCACGTTGTGCGTCATTGACCCACAGAACAAGCTCTCCTGTAACAGGCCAGCGGACGCCGGTCGTGTCTTGCAGAGTAGCCTGAACTCGATCAACTACGCTTTGTACTGTTACTGCCATGCCTTACCTCACTAAAGTGCGTTCAGCGCCTTTTGCCACGCTGAGTCACGTTCTTCGGTCCGCACAGTTCGTCCTGCCATACGGTTAACGACAGCTGCTTTAGGCGTGCCGTCGCTCTTAAAAGACTCGGGATCACCTTCCTTAATAATTTGGTTCATGACCTCAAGCAAAGCAGAGTCGTCTTCCTCTGGTGCAGTCACCTCGACGGACACTTCTTCACTCACCTCAAGTGGCGGCTCCGAAATAACAGGTTCTTTCGGTGTATCAACGGAGACTTCCTTAGCCCCCATTTGAAGAGCCACCCAAGCAATCTCTTCAGATATCTCCCGTGCAACACCTGCTTCAAATAATACGACAGCGCCTGACAGCATAGCCACGCGCAGATCCTTGTCGCTAACAATCTTCATTAGTAACTACAGCTCCTTCTAGGGGAAAGAAATGCCCCCTCCGAAGAGGGGGCAGGGTTCTTACTGAGCGGTGTCGAGGCAGATGACACCGAAGTCCTGTACAGCCGTAGCGTGTACGTCCTGATTGTACTTCGGCTTACGCAGCCCGAAGATCTTACCAATGGAAATACCCGACTGGTTACCATAGTCGAAGGTATCTTCAGTGATATCAGGGAGACCAATATCAGCCAAGGCCAGTGCTTGAGCACCACAGAACAGAGCACGTGCGCCAACTACGTTAGCGTTTGCACCCCATTTGTAGAAAGCTGCACCTTCGTTGCTGCTAGTCCCGGTTGTAGCGTTTTCATTGGAGAAGACATGACGGAACTCATGGACCATCACACCGTCAACCATCAGGCTGGAGCTACCGGCAAACAACTGGTTCTGTGACCCGCGTACACCCGCATTACGGACGTTGGCGAGGAAATCAGAATCAAGCTTAAGGTCGGCCATCTGCTGTGGCGTTACGAAGAGATGGAACATCTCGTCGTTACCTGCACCGCGAATACCGCGAATATACTGATCTTTAGCATAAGCTTTAAGATCAACAATGTGACGGTACTTCAGTATGTCCGTAGCCGTTACTTCGGTCGTATCGCCAGCAACAAGGTCATTGCCGCTTACACGCTTGTGGCGTCCATTAGTCGGCGCGGAAACATCCGACGCAAACTCAAGGTCAACCAGTTCGTGGCCAGCCGTACCAGACACGGTGCGTTGTCCACCACCTGTCTTATTGGTATACGCAATTCCAGACAGCGTAAGAAACGCCAACTGGTCAATACGATCAGCCATAGCATAGGCCAAAGCATCACGAGACTGCTCACGGAAGTTAACAACCACCTTCTGGTCGGCCATGCGACCGGCAAGCCGGTTTGCAAAGCGCAGTTGATCCAGCTCGATGGAGATGTCGTATGCGCGCAGCGCTTCTTCATTCCCTTCGAGAGTGTTGTCACCCGTGATGCCGTCTCCGGTCATGTCGGCAAGCAGCGTAATAACCGCCTTTGCGCCTTTTTCGGATTTGGTGAGTTCAGTAACACGCTGAACCATGGCGTTGCTGCCAGACCCGGCGAACTGATTGATAAAAGACATGTTGCGAGCAACACGCCAGAAATCGCGACTCCAGGCCGTCAGTTGGCCTTCGGAGAGCGTAGAAAAGTTAGTAGTAGCCATTAGGCTCCCTCGTAATTAATGCGAAAAGTTCTAGGCAAAAAGCCATTTAACCGTATAAGGACCGGCTATTCCTGAACCGTATCGTGGTTCGACGAACTAGCGCATTATTTACGAGCAGCGAACTCGGCTTTTTTAACGCCTAGTGCAGGCGAGGACGGTTTTTACGTGTACGACACGGCCCGTCTATCGTCAGGGCATACGAATAATCGAATATTAGCGATGCTAATTCGCAAAAACAAGTCGAAGTAAGCACTTAATAATAGGCCATAACAGCCATGGCGATAGCAAACACCACGGCTGCAGTTACAAAAAATATCCCTATAACCTTAAACGCCTCTTGCAGCTCTTTCTTCCGTTTCTGCTTTGCGCGTTTTAATTTCGCAACGGCCTTTTCGTGCGCTTCTCTCGACTCTTCTATACGAGTCATTATCTCGTTGTACTGAGACGCCTGCCCACTCATCAATAGAGCATCTTTCAGCTGGCGATTAAAAGTCTGCGCTTGGCGCTTAGCCACCTGCATTTGCATACTCTGTTTCAGATCGAGTACGCCCCCCTTAGCGGACTCAACCTCTTGGATCTTCTTCTCGACTTCCCCATAACGAGAGACAAGCGTTACAAGACTACCAGCGTGGGCACCAGACTCCTTTATAGTAGAAAGACCGTCGTTCAACGACTTAAGCGTCGAAATGACGCCTGCTATTGCAGCAGCTTCACCTATACCGAAACCGAACATGGTCACGCTTCTCCGAGCAGATTAGATCCTCCTGAGATTTTTTGAATTTCCAAACGACCTTCAGCTAATGTGTAGATCGTTGTTTCCGTGGTAAACCTAGTTGACCGGATAAACTCCCCATCCGCAGCCTTTTCAAGGGTCTCAACCTTATTTTGAGCTACTGAGACCCATGAAACAGGTACGACTGGGGCTATCTCGGTCACGGTTTATACAATATCGCCGCGCAAGCGTTTCAAAGTAGCTTCTGGGAGCGCGTTAAACTCCTCATCGGTCATAGAGTCAACGTCCAGCAGCTTTTCTCCTCTGCTTGCAGAACTTTCGCCGGGCAATTCCGGCGGTTGAGCCTCTGCCGCCTTCAATTTACGGCTGACTTCGGCGCGTTTCTTCGATACTTCGTCTACAGAACGCTTCTCTGCGACACTACTATCCGAGAGAGCAGGCTGTGCTTCAGACATATCGACCAAATCGTTGTCCCGAAGAACAAAATTAGCAGCTTTTGACAGTGCAGCTACTGCATTGTCGCCTTTTATGATGAACGCATCGCGCAAATCAATGACTTCTTGGGTAAGTTCAGCCGAATAATCAGCTGACCCTTGAGAGAAGACAGGGAAACTCGCTTCAAGTTCCGCAGCTGCTTGCTGTAAAGCCGTCTGTTGCTGACCTTCTTGCACCGATTGCTGTACTTTTTGAGTTAATTCAAACTCAATCTGCTGGCGCTCGGCTGTTCTTATCTCAGACCGTAGCTGCGCGGCTTTATTAGCCTCGCCATCGAGCAACATATTCTGATATTCGACTTCTTTCGCAGCAAAATCGTACTCCTCGGGTGCTTCTGGAGCTTGGATATCTGCTTGAGCCGCTTTCAAGTCATCGAGCTGCTTCTGCAGCGCTTTTTGCTTGGCTAACACCTCGTCAAGACGGGCCTTTGGGACCATCGGCTTCTTAGGTGCCGGTTGTTCTGCCTCTGCTGCAGGTTCAACAGCCTCCGTTTCAGCAACTGTGTCAGTCTCATCTGACAAACTGGGCTGGTCTTCCGGTTCAGCGGCTTCATTTTCGGCCACTGTCTCTTCATCGACTTCCGCAATATTGTGATCAGCTTCCTCTGGCTCGACGGCCTCTTCTGAAGTGTCTACTGCCTCGTCATCCGTATCATCGGGTTCGCTCTCGGCATCTTCCTCCCCGAGTCCAAAGTTCAGATCGACTGCGGTCTCCGGTTCTGGCTCGGCGCGGTCTGCTCCCGGCATAGCGTCTAACTCAAGAGGGCTGTTATCTTCCTGCTTATCGTCTGCCATTAGTTGGCTCCTTGATTTTGCTGGGTTTTAGCAGCTGTCTGCATGGCAGTAGCAGCTATTCGAGTGGCTGCACTAGTTTCAGCCTGATTAGTGCGAGTGCTGTTAGTAAGAGCGGCAAGCTCACGGCGTAGCTCAAGTTCCTGCATCTTCATCTCCAGCTTAGCTTGCAACTCAGCCAAGCGAAGTTGTGGTTCGACGTCTGTCGTATCCTGAACCTTCGACATGTTGACCGCTGTTTCGCTCTGGATCTTCTCAACTTCCGCTTGCATCTTCGCAATCTCAAGCTGCACAGACTGCATCTGCATCTGCTGCTGGGCCGCTGCCATCTCTTGCTGCTCTGGAGACTGCTCGACGCCCGTAAGCATACGGATACGTTTCGCAAGTTCACCCTTACGAGCCAAGTGAGAGTACTCAATAATGGCGTCATCAGGAATGGATACGCCGACCTGACGTAAGTTAAGCGCCTCTGCAAACTGCACTTCGTCGAACGAATCTCGGGCAGGAGCAGTAGAAATAATAACGTCGTACTCACCTAGGGTGAGGTCGTTAATAACGCGGCCTTCGGGCGTCGGCTGGTTGATAACCATCTCCTCCCGCGGCTTCATCGGGTCATCCTCGTTAGTAACTTGAATGACACGTTCTTCTGTATAAAAGCTCTGGATGCAATGAAGGATTGACTCAGCCAGATACTGTCGCGCTTTGCGTAGATTATCTAGCGGCACCTGAATCATGATGACGCCGCGATTCTGCTTAGCCCGAATCGCAATACCCGATACTTCAGCGCTATCTGACCCAAGCATCGAGTCGTTGATGCCACTGATCGCTTTTATGTTTGCAGCGGCTTTCTGGCTTATGCGGTCCAGCCCGGTTGGGATGTTATTCGGCTGAATTTTAACTGGGGGTGTAGAGCCTCGGTTGTACTCCAGCACCAATCCGGTCTCGGCTCCGTGCTCTTCAAGATCGTCCGCAGATAGACCAACAAGGGATCCGCTTTCAACCATCCAACCACTGTTGGCAGTGGTGTTGACGATATGCAGTTCTTGACTGGCGATCTTATTAAGCTGCTCTTGCGGAGACAGAAGGTTCCGCACCATGCCAAACGGACGGCCACGGCGGAAGTACGCAAAGAACGGTATGAGGGTGAAGTTGTCATACGGCGACCAGTCATCGTGAAGGACTATCTGATCACAGGTCACGGTCCATCGAACCTTACGCTTGACCTTTGATACGACGCTAAGGCCATACTGCTTGCCAAACTTCTTAACCTTGGTCTCGCTCCATGCATCGGGAGCATCACGTGAGTCGCCAGTGACCGGGTCAACGAAACACATAACCCGCTGCATACGGCGATGTTGCCGTTCAATGACGCGAAGCGCACGCAAATTGCGGTAGTCGTCATCGCTGCCGGTAGTGCTTATACCTATATAGTCTGTCTCAGCATCCAGATCCCCGAAGCGGTTCTCTTCGTACTCAACAGAGTCACGACCGTAGCTATTGCCGTTCTCAGCAATAAACTGCAGCTGCTCCGCTTTCTTCTTACCGTAAGACTCTTGAATCTCGTCAAGCGTCATCCATCGGGTTTCAAAGACCTCGTTCCAGGTTTTTGGATCCGAATCTTTAGCGTCGGGGTCAATCAGAATATCCAGCGGATCTTTCGCGGTTATGCGGATCTCGCCTTCGACATGGTCGGAGAAGTCCATCCGAACATCGAACCACCCGCGTCCGTCCAGAATAAGGCCGTCACTGAAGACCTGTTGTTCGACCCAGTCGAGCTTGTTGTTATCCGCGATCTGCATGTATAGCTTGGTCAGCGTATGCGCGACTTCAGCTTCCCCGCCACGGCGCGGCTTGAACTGCACGTCCGCACGGCGGGTACTCTGCTCACCGAGAACGGTGTTCACCGTGGGAAGCACAGTATTTATAGTCAGAGCAGGACGACCTTCCGCCTCAAGATTAGAGATATCATTGTCATCCCACTGATCCCCGCGATAGAAAGCATCGCACTTCTTAGCCATCTCGATATATTCAAGGTGGCCGTTGTCACGGGCACGTACATAACGGTCCCACTGGCCAGCAGCTATACGCTGCTCTTCACCGGGGCTGAGTCGGGCGGATTTCTTCATTTGTTAAGCGCTCATACTGGATTTGGCACGGGGGGTTTTGAACATGCTCTCTAATCGGTCCCGCCAGCTCGGTTCAACAGTAACTGTTGGCTGGAAGGTTGAAAACTCACTCATCATAAGGCCCACCCACGCGAGGGCATCGACTTGGTCATCGTGCGCTCCGCTGGGGAAGCGCAACAGTTCCGCAACTAAAACGTCAGTAAAGTGGTCTTCTCTCGGGAAGAACACCATACCTTGCTGCATCCGACCTTGGATGGCTCTGGCCCGTGCTTCTTTATCCCTGCGCCCGGTCTTCAGATCTTTAAAATACGCTTCGTACAATCCGCGTTCTCTGACCCGCTTCTCAAGGAACGGGCCTAGGGCCATTTCGATATGACCCTTCTCAATGCCAATTATGCTCGGCTTCCACGTTTGATACAGGTCTAATATCTGCTCAACCAGCTCAAACCCATCAAATCTTCCACGAACGACATCCACAACGAACAACTGGTCGTATTCATCTACACCAACGACAACTCCCACCGAATAGTCGTTCCGGTCCTTCTTACCTATAGCTAAGTCCCATGCACAGTAGTAGCGCATGGACTCAAAATCTACGTCTTCGTTAGAGTAGTACTGAATCATCTCACGGGTGAAGTACTCACCGTCATCCGCAACCGGGTTCTGCTGATACAACGCTGCCCAATCTCGGGGGCCAACCGCTTTACGTATCTGGTTCAAAGCATCCGCCGAATACCGCTCCGGGTGCAGCGCTTCCCCCATATCGCGGAACTGCTCGTCTACTTCTGCTATCGCAGGGTAAGAAACTACCTCCCACTGATCGCCGCCTTCGGTAGACGACTTCAACAACCTGCCAGCCAGATCGTCGTCATGCCATCGGGTGAGGATGACCAATACGCCGCCGCCGGGAGCCAGACGGGTATAGGCAGTTGACGTATACCAGTCCCAGTTGGCGTTTCTATTGTTGTCCGACTCCGCATCCTCGCGGTTTTTCACAGGATCGTCGATGACCATCACATGGGCACCTTTACCTGTGATACCACCACCGACACCTGCCGCTACATAACCGCCACCGGCAGTGGTCAACCATGCTTCGGCACTCTGACTGTCGGGGTCTAGTCGCGTCGGAAAAGCAGTCTTATACGTTGGCTCACGGAGGAGCTGCCGAACTTTACGAGAAAAACCCATCGCCAGTGATCCAGAGTACGAGCAAGAAATGAACTCGTGTGCTGGATGGCGACCGAGGTGCCACGCCGGATAGCAGACGCTGGCGAGCGTACTTTTGCCATGACGAGGCGGCATAAAGAGCATAAGACGCGGCGACTTCTTATCCACAACGTCCTGACTGAATTTTTCAAGGCGACGGCAGACATCTTTATGTACCCAGCCAGCGTCGTAGTCGATATTAAAGCGTTCAACAAAAGGGAGTAGCCTCTTGCGCGTAAGGAACCGTAGCGCAAGTTCTTGTCGGGCTTTTTCTTCAAGGGTCACCTCTTCAGGCGTTTGGTCCTCCACAACGGCAGAGGCGGGTGGCGGAAGAGCATCCATGTCGTCCGCTTTGCAGTAGACACATACGCCTTCAACTGCTGAGCTAAATAGCGTTTCGGCTAGCAGCTTCTTGCAGCGAGAACACTCTTTCTTAGCGATGTCGACTGTCAACTGTCGTCAGGCTCCAGATAATCCACATTCTTACCGGCTATCTCCAACAGCTCTTCGTCACTCAACCGTTCCAGCTGCTTAGCGGAGGTATTCACGTTTATATTCACTTGTGTAGCATTATCAGGCATACCCAGCCCGTGCAGCTTCACTAGTGAATCAACTGTGTTCTTCATCTCAGTGGCATTAACAGATGACGTATATGCTTCCATGTACATCATGTGTGCGTGCTCACGCTTGAAATTCACTTCCTCCCGCATCTGCTCGCGGTAGTAAGACAATGCTTTCTGCACGGCTGGCTTTTTCGACGCTTCCAATGCAGTCTTCGAAGACGCATACCCTGCGCCCCGGCCTGCTGCTGCAGTGGTCATTCCACTGGCTATTAAAAGAACCAGCTTCTCTTGTTGGACGGTCAGCTCATTTAGCTGCAACCCCATATAAGGTAGATGGGATTGAAACTCTGTGTGCGGATCCACTAGATCAGTGGATGCGGCCAGCTCTTCCGGCTGTGACTTCATCGACAACTCGTTCATCAATAAACACAAATAGCGGGGTATTAAGCTCGGGCGGTGAAGGAGACAAAGTCTCTAGCTCAGCTAAAAATTCTTCCAGACTACCTGGGTATTCTAGCTCCCGAAGTATGTTTTGCACTTTATAACCGTCATACACAACGCACTCCAAGCCACCGGCGTTTAACCCGGTGCCTATGATTGCTGTGTCGAATCCGTCCAAAAGCAAAACTTGGATGGCCATTTTCGGATATTAGCCGCACTAATTGCTATAAACAACTGTGATTTGTCAAATACCGGAGTTCTTATGCTCCCAGATGTTCTGCACCCACCAATGAAACTGATCAAGTGGCAATATGTGCCTCATTATATTCACACGATACGCAACCAGTTGGACGTTTGAAGGGGTGTATGACTGGTCGGGGCTTATCCGATCTATGCTGGCATTAAACTCTTTATGGCCAGAACCGTCTCTGTGATGTGTCATTACGACACCTGACACAGCGCATCTGCCTTTTTGCTTGTGCCATAGCTTAGAACAGTCGTCAGCTGTCAGGTTGAACTCGATATTATCTCTACCGCGTTGGTATCGGAGCTGAGTTACTAGTTTTTTGAAGTAAGCGTCGGGTGTTTTTGACTCTCGCAATTGGGTCTGTCTACGGCGACAGCTGCTACAAACCTTACGTTTGTTCTCAAATTGCGAATCGTCTTGTTCCTCCCTGCAGAGCGAACATGTCTTCATCGCCTCCACATCTAACAGTAATTAGCCCTACTAATATAACGTCTTTGGCAAAATTTCCAGAAAAAAAATTTCAAAATTACGTCTGAATCGCTCAGACATTCTCTCCCTTTCCGCAGTCAGAGCAGTCCCGTCTCCCGATTTTTCGAATTGGAACCTTGTTTTGACTTCTATTTCTGGAACCTTGTCTCTCAGTAACCCCCTTGGCTTAAAAAAGCAACAGCTGCTGGAGGTTAGTGCCTACTAACGTAAACAAACGAGATGCACAGCGCAGCACCTCTTCGTTATAGGTCGTGTGGATCTGGCCTCTGTCTATGGGCGGGGGACATATGGCAGGTAGCAACGAGAGCCAGCGCATAACAACTGTCAACCGCTATAGCCAATCGACATAGACAGACACCATATCCCCACTCGCACCGAGATACGTAAGTAATCCTCTGTCACTTGGCTAGTGCCACGCCCTCCCCGGTGTGTGCCATGTGTGCCACCTGTGTGCCGCCTTGTGTGTCGTTAGACGCCTGGCGCTAGACCCTTGATACATAACAACTTTCTTATGAAAACTGGCGATGTGTGTCATGTGTGCCACCAGTTCTCTCCTCTGCTACACATATACAACTAACTAGATTTATCTTTTGAATTTGAACTGAAAACATAAAAAAGGTGACACACACGACACACATCTTCCTAAGCAGTTGAATGCGCTAGCATTTCTGCCAACCGCAGGTGGCACACAACGTGGCACACACCTGGCACACACGACACACATTAGTGCCTCTCCGGGTAAGTGACCACTAACACATAGGCAGCGGACACTCGTTCCTCGGCCCGGTCGGAGTGTTTTATGAGTAATAACGCTCTTAAGAGGGTAAACCCCATGACGAACATCAAACGAGATTCAATCGCTGTCATCAACACCGTGGATGTGCAGCGCTGCAAGGAGCTACAGCTCGACCCCCAGCTCGGCGCTATCACCACCTCCTACAAAGGAAAAGAGGTGCATGTACCCGTTGCAGGTCTTGACCCATACGGCGATGTTCACTCCGCCAAGCTCATCGTTGATCTGCCAGTCGCAGACGGCCTCGGCAAGAAGCGACTCGATTTCCTGCTGAAACTCATGAAGCAGACGCAGTTCGCTAAGTCCTTGCTCGTCAAGCGCGATGACCGAATCCACGAAGAAGAGGAGGACACCGTCTACTGCGAAGTGTGCGGTGACCACTACTTGGCAGACGAACCCTGCGCCTTCCACTAAACCACTAACCACCACGGAACAGCCCTCGCTACTAGGGGGCTGGACCACCACCTACAAGGTACTCACATGACTTTCTTCTCATCCATCGCTTCATCCCTCCGTGCATATGCAGAAAAGAGCGACTCTGTAGATGCTGCCCCTGAGCAACAGCGCGACGGGCTTAAAGCTAAAGTAGCTAGCCTTGCCTCGAACGCACGTGTTCAGAACGTAAAAGCCAACGCTGCCAAGATGGGCAAAGACGCCCTCAACTACGCCAAGGAAAACCCCGCCGAAGTACTTCTCGGCATCATGACCCTGATGGTCTACGACGTCACCGAAACGCTAGAAGACATCGAAGCCCACGAAGAGATCGAAACAGCTATCGCGGTAGCTGAATACATCGACGCCCAATAAACACCAATCCAATAAGGAACTAAAAAACATGTCACTTCTACGTATTGCATGTGTACTCGACGCTAACCCAAACCTCCTTCCCGCTATCACAGCCATCACCCTGTTCATAGCGTTTAACGCCCTCTGCTTCCCACTCGCTATCACAGACATAGACACCTACGGATTCTGGAGCCTCGGCGGCATCGTCCTCTTCTTCAGCGTAAACACTATCATCGGATCATGCTTCCTCGGGTATATGGTCGGCAGCGTATTCATCCACGCCTACCGTAAGCTCCTCCGTTCAGAACGTGGAGGAATGTCCATCCGCAACCCGCTGATGTACCTATAACCACTACCACAAGGAACATTTCTATGGACCGCGAAGCAATCGAAGGCGTAGTAGGCGGCTGCATTGCCATGGCTCTAGGCATACTGGCAACTTGGGCGCTGTACTACGCTCCCTACCTCTAACTATCATCCACCCAATAAGCCCGGCCAAGGCGAGGTGCCACTCCTCGTCTCGGTTGGGCTTTTTTTATGCCTTGACGCTCACCACTATCACCTGCTTAAAACAGCAGGCAGCAGGCCGTGGCGGCAGCAGCGCTAACGTGCCTTGAAAAAAACGAGCCTCGTTCCTCGCCTCGGTCGGAATATTTTGTGAGCAATTACGCTCGGTAACCAGGAGATGGTGCATGCGACATCCAGTGATGCCTGTCCAACTAGTAGCTGAAAACTGGCATTTGGCATCTGACTATCACCACGAGATTGAGTCTTATGACGATTCATCTCTCATCAACAACGCCGCATCCCTTTCAGATGTGGTTTACACAATCGAAGTTAACGAGGAATACACCAATGACCACTGAAACCACCAACGTAGCAAACGCTTCCTTCCTGCCAGCCGCACTTTTCGGAGCTGCACAGTACAAAGGCAAAAAGGGCAGCATCAACGCTGAAGTCCACAACGGCTACAGCAACAACCCCATCACCGAAGACAGCCTCCTTGAGTGCTACGAGGACATTTTCGTCACTTGTGTCGAGACTCCCACCCCGTATCACCCTCTCACCGCCCTTAGCGCAATGCAGGATACGATGAACAAAGCTTGCTGGAATGCGCGCCGTCTCTACAACGCAGTGCAGGAAGAGGAAGCAGAAGGTGACTGGGACCGCCCCATCGGCACAACCCGTCTGGAAGAGATCGCTGCCGAGATCGGTGTACCCGTTATGGGCTTGCAGAGCATCAGCGACTGCATCCTAGATGATTTCCTCTCCATGTCTCTGGTTCACACAGTGCTTGGCGAGACTATCAACTCTGATGAGACGCTTGCGATGTTCCGTCAGCAAAGCCCAGTCAACGTACCCGATAACAGTGTCGCTAACCCGGTTATACGCGGCACCAAGACCAAGTGGGAAACCACCCACGAGACTGTCACATGGCCTGAGACGCTCGACGCCCTTAACGAGATTGCAATGCAGCTCGCAGAGGAAAACGCAGTTGACGACATCAAAGCCAAGATCGCACGTATGCGTAAGCAGCGCACAGCTGAGAAGCGCGCACACGTTGTAGATTCAGACGACGTTGAAGTTCCGTTTAACGACGAGCTTCCTGAGTACGCAAACGCCTAAGAAACGTAAGCTGCTTTATCATCCCCTCGGCCTACACAGGTCGGGGGGATTTTTTTTGGCCCACCACTCAGAGGAACGCATATGTTTATGGTCATCGGAACCAAAACAATCCGGGGCAATGAGTCCCGGCCAATCGCCTACTCAATCCATTACACGCAAGCCGAAGCAATCGCGGAGATTCGTTGGGTACACACACGTCGCGACGATCTCCAGAACGTGACTTTCGGCATCATGCACACAGACTAAGGGGAGCCACACCCCCGAACCTCCAGGGGGATCAGCGTGCCTTGCACTATCATCAGCGTACCCATGACCTAAAACCTAGGGACTCTCATGAAAAAACTGTACGTAGGAATCTCACACTGGACTCTCGACAACTGGTTCAACTACGACGGAGATCTGCTACCCGAAGAGCTAGAAAACTACATCGACCCCTTCATAGAAAAGCTGTCACGTGCCATCTACAAGTATCACTCCTCTATCGACATAGAGGTTTACTACCTAGGACCGGAATCTATTCGTGACACAGCTACCGAAGACGATTTCCGAAACGGCAAGCAAGTAAAAATCCCAGACTGGCTGCAAGAACTAATAGACCGAGAGTTTGAAAAAACACTATGGAGGTAATAAAGACATGGGCATGGACGTATACGGTGAGAAAGAAAACCAGTATTTCCAAAGCAGCGTGTGGAACTGGCGTCCACTCTGGGAATATATCTGCACCTTCTGCATCAACGAAGAAGGTGACCCGCTCATAACTCCTGCCGAGAAAGCCGAAGGAGGACTCAATGACGGACTCTTCATCGAAGAAAAGCGTGCCCAGCAAATAGGTATAACGCTCAACGTCCTAATTATTTCTGGTCATGCCCTACAAACAGAAGATACATGGGAAGACAAAATCTACAACTTCAATGCGGAGAAAGTAAAAAACTTCGCCTCCTTCGCTACAAAGTCAGGCGGCTTCCGCATCTATTAAAGGAGTACCTATGGACATCATCTGCGATATCGACGGGACACTACTCGATATCACTGCTCGTATCCCATGGATAAGAGAAGCATCACCACCCAACTGGAAGAGATTCCGAGAAGAATGGTGGAGAGACACCCCGATCGAACCAATCGCAACCCTCATACAAACACTAGGAGAACACCCCGAGCACAGCATCATCATGGCTTCAGGGAGAACTGAAAAAGAACGCCCCCAAACAGAACTGCAGCTTCACAGACTCGACATCAAGTACAGCGACCTGTACATGCGTGCAACCGGAGACTTCCGCCCCGACTACATTGTTAAAGAAGAGATCCTCGCTCGAATCAGAAAGAACGGTTACCAACCAGAACTGGCCTTTGACGACCGACAACAGGTAGTAGACATGTGGCGACGCAATGGGATCCGTTGTGCCCAAGTAGATGTAGGGAATTTCTAAAAACAACCGACAGGTAACCAATATGCTAATGACCGGACTCATAGCTTCAGCTGCAATCATCTTCTTGCTGCTTAAGTTCAACATCCGCCGAGTGCTTAACTACGAGATACTGATTGACATCGGTGTCACCGTACTCCTCATCATCATCTTCGCCGGTACGTTCGCTGGCATGATGACCGGGCTCATGGCAGGCGCTGTTATCTCAGTCTTCTTGTACGTAGCACGCCGAACAATCGGCTATGAAAAGCCGGGCATCATAAAAACAAAATCGTTCCCATACCGACGCCCCGGTTGGGTACGTGTAACTCCTAGAGGAGAAAAAACATGAGCGTGCTCCAAGAGTACTACGTCGAATGGTCACTACTTAACGAAGCAGTCTATACCCATGCTAAGAAAATACGCATGCACGGGTTGGAAGAAGCTTCGTATCTGCCCCCCAACGAACAACAAACCCTGGCGAATGTTTATGCACGCAGGGCGCAACAGTTCATTGACGCTTTAAACACGATCGAAGAAGCCGTCGATCTGGTAGAAAACAACTACTACCGAGTAGACGGCCCCTTTAATCGTCAAGAAGACCACCCGATAAATCCTACCCTGGAGGAAACTAATGACTGACACCCCAGAAGCTAATAAGCCTGCAGCCATTCTTGTAGCTTCTGAAGACAGGGCCATAGTTATCAAACTACTGAGCCTAATCAACGACCATCTTGAAGAAAGGGGAGAGCTGGAAAAAGTAGACAGTATCTACATAAGTGAAATAAACCCAGTCGAATACATCATTCGGGCCATCGTAGAGATGGACGCCAAGCTGACCATGGAGGCAGCAGCTAAAGACATTTCCCCAAAATTTGAAAACCACAAATGCACAATCTGTGGCTCACGAGACATATGGGAAAGAGTCTGGGTCGAATCAAACACAGGCGAACCAATATCACCGTCAGTAGACGACGAAGTCTGGTGTAAATCATGTTTCTCAATGGTATCGCCAGTACCTTTAATCTACTGACTACAAAAACTAAGGAGAGTTTATGCAATCTATCCGCCCATCAGCGCTCAAAGATGAGCTTCACGCCAATTCCCTTTCGGATATTCCAAGCTTCATCCAAGGCGGACCCGGCATTGGTAAATCAGAGATCGTTTATCAGTTTGCTAAGTCTGTTAACGCCAAGCTCTATGAGCTTCGTGCAAATCTCTTTGATCCCGTAGACGTTCGTGGCGGTCTCAAAGTAGTAGAGGAAGTCGACGGCACCTATCGTACTCACTACGGAGTACCGGAAGACTATCCAGACAGCAATGCTCAAGAACACCACGTTCTGTTGATCGACGAGCTGCCTAATGCTCCGCAAGCTACACAAAATGCACTGCTGCAGTTGATCCTTAACAAGCGCATCGGTACATACAGCTTGCCCCAGTACACAACCATTATTGCGTGCGGTAACCGAGCGCAAGACGGTGCCGCTGTACATAACGTCCCAACCACCGTTAAGACTCGATTCGCTCACTATGAAATCGAAGCCAACATTGACGACTGGTGCGCATGGGCTAGCAAGAACAACATCGACGCATCGATCATTGGCTTTCTTCGCTATCGGCCCAACTTGTTGCACAAAGTCGATCGCGTTGAATCAGCAATGCCAACTCCTCGAAGCTGGAACATGCTGAGCCGTAAGCTTCCGCATGTTATGGATGAGTTCTACGCAGCTGCTTCTTTAGTAGGAGATGGCCCCGGAGGTGAATACGTCACCTTCAAACGGATCTATGCAGATCTTCCAACTATAGAAGACATGCTGGAACGTCCAACCACAACCCGTATTCCTGACCAACCCGATCAGTTATATGCAATTGTCGGAGCCGTAGCTGCTCACGGTAGCCCAACCAATTGGAACGATCTTATGAAGTTCGTCCGCCGTATGCCCAGCGAGTTCCAAGTCTGCTGTATACGCGACGGTATCGCTAAATACCCCGAACTGTTAGACGAAAAAGCGACTAACGATTGGATCAAAAACAACGCATCAGTACTTATTTAAGGAGAGATCAATGGGATCAGTCCGTTTATCAGAAGATCTGAGGCATCAAATACGGCGTAACGCCACCGAAGCATTCACTGCAGGTAACATAGCGCCGGTTGTACCCAACGAAGAGCAAGAAATACTTCTTGCGGCTATAGAAAATAGCCCACTTCAAAAAGCAAGTAGCAAGCTTGACGAGCACATGCGTACATTTGATCTCTTGCGCACGCAAGTAGCTGATAAAACAGAACAGTACGCTATTGGCGGCAGACTGCGTCGTAGGCCACGAGACACTTACAACCGTAACGCAATCCGCATGGAAGCACCCGCGCTACACACATTCGCAGGCTCAATCATCTACTTCAATTGGCATGAAAGCTTGATCCCTGACGAATGGCGAAGCGCTAATAAAAGCAATCCGCCAAATCCGATTAGGGATCGCGAACTGAATTTTACGCAGTACCAACTCGACAACCCTTATAGAAAAGTAAACTTCTACTCAAGTAAGTACGACGCCTACTACAACCATATAACTGTGGACTTGGCCGACTGTGCTGAAGAAAACGTATCACCATGCCTAAACATTCTTCTTAAGAATGCAAAGCGCGAGTTGGAATACAGGCAAAAAGCATCACAGTTCGAAAGCCAAATAAGGAATTTGCTGGACGAATGTAACACTCTTAAACAAGCCATCGACGCCTGGCCAGGGGTCCGTGAGTTCGTGCCGTCAGATTCCATTCAGAAGCTGTACCAGAAAACTACACGTGTACAGAAAGCAAAAACAATAAGAGACGAAATCGACTTTGACTCAGCATTAGCTGATCAAGTCGTCCTCAGATCCAAATTACTCGGAGAATAAGTATGGACCAAGAAGACCTTGAAAAGGTCGAACGCCAAATAAGCAAAGCCCGTAACAATCTTCTATTGGATCATCCTTTCTACGGGACATTAGCACTTAGCCTTACTCCCGTAGTAGATCCAGAAAAAGCCGAAGGAACGGCAGCTACTGACGGAAGACGGTTGTTTTACGATCCTAAGTGGATGGGCAAACAAGATATTCTGCAGACCATGGGGCTTATTGCTCATGAAGTAATGCATCCAGCGCTGCAGCATCACACCCGACGAGGCCAACGAGACCCAAAAAAATGGAATGTCGCAGGTGATCATGTAATCAACCTCTGCCTCTTGAAGGCTGGCTTCATTCTTCCTGATGGCGGACTTCACGACTCCCAATTCGAAGGCATGCACACCGACGATGTATATGCAGCTCTTCCCGACGGCGCTGAAGGCTGCAAATGGGGCGGAGTACTAGACGCACCTGCAAATGAATCTGCGGAGGAAGTACGTTGGCAACAAAATGTAGCTGCTGCTAAAGAAGCCGCAGAAAGAGCAGGCAAAATGCCAGCTCATCTAAAGCTTCTTGTAGAAGATGCAATAGCGCCGCTGGTTAACTGGCGCTCCGTACTTTGGCCCTTCCTGCAATCGCTTTCCCGAACAGACTACTCATGGAGGAAACCCAACCGAGCCTATATATCTGAAGACGAATATCTTCCCAGCTTAGGGATTCCAGCTGCTGAGCCATTCGCAGTTATATTCGACACTTCAGCTTCAATAACAGCAGATCCAGAGCTGCTCAACCAATTCGTTACAGAAGTACGGTATATCCACCAAGCTTTAAGCCCAGAAAAACTGGTGATCTTGTCGTGCGACACAGATGTAGAAAACGAACTGGTCGTGGATCCGGCTCAAGAGTTTGAGCTTCATGAATATCAGCCCGTAGGAGGAGGCGGCACACGTTTCGATACAGCTATCGACTACGTAGATAAGAATCATCCAGATGTAGCAGCGATTGTGTACTTCACTGATCTGGAATCCAATGACTTCGGAGAAGAACCTGGTATTCCAGTCCTTTGGATCTCTACAGACCGCCGTGGGACAGCTCCCTTTGGAACAGTGGTCTACATTCATCCCGACAACCAAGAGTAGGGTTTACAGCCCTACCGGGGTCAGGTCTTGAATGTTTCTCGCGTGCTAACATCAGTCAACTTGCTATTGGAGCGGAGCAATGGAGAAAACAACTAACATCTGTAGAGAGTGCGGGACGCAATTCAATCCGCTATATGCCACGTCATTAGACGAACGATTTTGTTCCAAGACTTGTCACGATGTTCAGTTGCCTCTCCTTACAACCGGTTACCCCGACAACAATCCGAAAACTACTTTCGGTGCAAAGAAGCCGCAGCTTCACCTGGTCCCGCCTGCTGCATTAATAGAAATGGCTACAGCCTTTCAAGATGGCGCTGACAAATACGGCCCTTACAACTGGCGAGAGAAAAAGATCTCATCCAGTGTGTACTATGGAGCCTGTCTTCGACATCTAACAGCTTGGTGGGACGGGGAAGACTTGGCCGAAGATTCTGGAGTACATCATCTAAGTCATGCGCTTGCATGTATCGCGATGATCCTAGACGGTAAAGAGTTGGATAAACTCAACGACGACCGTCCGACACAAGGCCCAGCAGCAAAACTAATAAGACAGCTTACGAGCTAACTGTGGATTTAGTCTTTGCGCTTATAGTCATTGTGGCTGGAGAACCGGTAAACCCTCCCGAGCAAGCGCCTTTGTTCTCATCCGTACTGACGTGTAATTACTACGCGAAACAAATAGAACGCCAACAACACAAAATAACTGCCTTCTGCGAACCGCGAAAAGTGCGAAGAGGGACACCTCGGATATGGCAACAAGTGAGTAAAAAGCCAGAAGAAAACGACCAGATAACCTTCGCCATGAAACATTGGACTGGGGTAGTAATAAAAGTAAACGACGACGGGACTGTACTAGTAAAACCGTACAGCGAACCAATGCTCGTCTACCCCTCTCAAATAGTTGAAAGGAAGAGCTAATGCAAATAGAGATATTTTGCGTAGTTAAAAACGTGGCATACGAATGCGAACCGTCGTCTCATTCCAGTGAACATGATGCAAGAGGCATCTATCTCACAAGGGTATGCGATCGATGTCGCGAAGCAAAACTTAGTATGTACCGACCGGAAGTGCTAACTAACCCCCATTATCAAGCAGATGAACCTATAGACGGAGACGACTTTCCGTGGTGATGAAACTTCTTACCCTAGATTTCGAAACTTACTACGACACCAAGCTAAGCCTTGGCAAGATGACCACTATGGAATATGTCGCCCACGATATGTTCAAAGTGTGGGGAGTAGGAGCAAAAATCGAAGACGGAGAAACCCTCTGGTACGGAGAAGACGAAGCCGAAGATTTTATCCACAGCCTAGATTGGTCAGACATAGATCTGCTGTGTCAAAACACTTTATTCGACGGCTACATCCTCACTCAATACTACGGAGTCACGCCTGCCTTCTACCGTGACACAGCTGCAATGAGTCGCGGCTGGTGGCCAGCTCAGTCAGCTTCATTAAGGTCCATTGCGGAACGATGCTTCCCCGACGATGAAAGTATGCGAAAGGGAGAAGAGCTAGCCTCTGCCAAAGGCATTTACGATCTCCCGCCCGACCTAGAAGAAGACATCGCTCGTTACTGCATCCAAGATGTAGACCTGACCTATGCCATCTACAGACAGCTAGAGCCTCATTACCCGCAGTCCGAAATAGAACTGATCGACATAACAACAAGAATGTTCTGCGAGCCATCACTGAAGATTGACCGTTGTCGTCTGACTTCTTACTTAGAGCAAGAGGCTACGAAAGCTGAAGCTCGCATAGAGGCAAGCGGTCTCGATCGTGCCAACCTCGCTTCCAATCCTAAGTTCGCTCAAGTAATCGAAGACTTAGACATAGTCGTCCCCACCAAACGCTCCCCCACAACTGGCGAACAGATCCCTGCGCTTGGGAAAAATGACGCTGGCTTTAAACAACTGCAGGCGATGTACCCTCAGCATCAGCATATATGGGACGCCCGAGTAACCGTAAAAAGCAGACTGACAGAAACCAGGGCACAAAGGTTTCTTGACGCTGCTGTAAACGAAGACTTCATCCCAGTACCCATCCGGTATTACGCCGCCCACACCGGCAGGTTCGGTGGGACTGAGAAAATGAACATGCAAAACCTCCCCCGAGGAGGCGAACTACGAAAATGCTTGATTGCCCCGGAAGGACAGCTGGTCTATGTCGCAGACCTATCGAACATTGAAGCCCGAATGCTGGCTTGGTTGGCAGGGGAACAAGAACTATTGGACCAATTCGAAGCTGGAGCAGACATCTACAGTCTATTTGCCAGTCGCGTGTACAAACGCGAGATCAACAAGAAGGACGATCCTACAGAACGCTTTGTCGGTAAAACAGCCATTCTGGGACTCGGTTATGGAATGGGGCATAAAAAATTCGCCGCTACCCTAAGAAGCGGAGCCATGGGGCCAGCCATGGAGTTCGACGAAGACGAAGCTAAAAAGATCGTCAACACCTACCGAAATTCCTACCCAAAAATACGAATACTGTGGAACAAATTAGAAGAATTGCTGTCGCTGTCTCTCCGTGAGGAGAACACAGGCATTAAATACGGACCTCTGACGGTTGGCTACCACAGCTTGCAGCTGCCAAATGGCATGTCTCTCAAATACCCTGACCTAAAGTACACAGCAGACGGGTTGAGCTACGACGGAAAACGGCACCGTGAGTCAACTTACGGGGGAAGAATCACAGAAAACGTCGTTCAAGCGTTGAGTCGAATCGTAATCACAGATAGCATGATCCGACTCAGCAGCAGAATACCCGATGGGAAAATAGCATTAACCGTACATGATGAGATAATAATCACAGCACCAGATGCCAACCCGGATCAAACGCTTGATATGCTTATCAAAGATATGTGCATAAGACCCAATTGGGCACCAGAAATCCCGCTTAATGCTGAAGGCGGGTACGACACTTCTTATTCAAAATGACATGCCACGACTTGTTCTAACCAGAAAAGTAGGGGAAACCATAATCATCTCTAAAGGTGATGAGGTAGTGGCGTCTGTAAAAGTAAGCCGAGTAGAAGGGCAACAAGTCCGTCTTACTTTTGAAGCCGATAAAGAAGTAAAAATTCTCAGAAAAGAACTCTCTGACGGCAAAAAGCAAAAATAGAGACCGGGCAGAGTAGCCAGGAGCGCATCATTGAAGCTACATTTCTTAGAGGCAACTAATGGTTTGCCTCTGTCCAAATCCTATACAGGAAAATCAGTAACGCCCTACCCTTTAGTCAAGGCTGTAAATTCCCACGAAGAAGATATAACGCTCGACCAAGCGGGATTAGAAGATCTTGAGCAACTTATCCAAACCTACGGAGCTAAAGGCCATTGCCTGTTAAAAGGCAACTTGAAAAAAGCCCTAGTAGAAGAAAGCCGTGCAGGCCACATAGGAAAGACCACTCTTTCCTCACTTCTAGTATTAGACATAGATGGCGTTCGTCTGCCAAAACCTCTCGACTATAGTCGCAAGCTCAAAAAAGACGACGTCAGCTTCCTGGCTAGGCAGGTGCTGAATGAGTTACCAGTAGAGCTGCACGACGTTTCCTACATAGCCCAAGCTTCATCTAGCCTAGGCTTAAAAGGAGATGCCATTTCCTTGCACATCTTTATGCTGCTGGAAGTGCCCATGCCACCTAAAAGCATAAAGCTCTGGCTTCAAGACGCTAACTTTGAGTCGGACACCTTCTCCGAGCAGATGGACCTAAGCGTAAACGGACAGTCGCTAACCTACCCTCTCGACATATCTGTCGCAGACAACTCAAAGATAATCTTCATAGCACCCCCTACCTTTTCCGATCCAAATCAAAATCCTTTTGAAGATGACGACGAGCGCATTGTTCTTATAAAACGAGAGCGCGCTACTTTCGATCTAGGTCAACTGATTGGTAACTTGTCTCCGCAAAAGACTTTTGAAAAAGGACAAGAAGCCAAAGACCGCTTAAGAGAAGAACGCGGATTCAAAAAGAAAAACAGCAAACTCAAAATGACCTCGCTGGGTAATGAACCCGTAGAGATACTCACCAACCCAGACAAGATGTCCATATCTTTTGTAGATACCGGGAACTTTCCCTTTGTACGTTGCAACGTGAACGGTGGTGATTCAGGCGCTTACTATTTCTACGCAGACAATCCCATCTACATGTTCAACTTCAAAGGAGAACCGATATTTGAAATCGAAAAAGCCGACGCAGAGTTCTTTGCTGCGATTCCAGAAACGTTCCAAGAAAAGCTCAAAGAAATCGGCAAGGCTGAAACAGCAATGGTCATGCGAGATTTCGATACAGACACAATATATGCAGGAATGTTTGACCCGAACACTGATCAATTCTCAGATGAATTTCCTCTGACACCGATTACCAAACAGAACGTTGAAGGGTTCCTCAACAGTCACGGGAAAGTGCTACCTGAGTTCATACCCGATGGCCGCGTGGTTTTTGACCCAGCAAGCGATGACCCCGCAGTTAACCTAAAGAAGATCCCCTACTACATAAACACTTTCAGGAAGACTAAGTACGCCCTTAATCCTACAGAACCATCTGTAGACATTGAGTTTGGCAGCGCCAAGTACCTGAAAGAACTGACGCCGCTGTGCTACCAGATCATGTACCACATGCTCGGTAACGGTGACGAAGAGTTTGAAAGGTTCATCAACTGGCTAGCTTTCATATATCAAAACCGTCAGAAGACAGGTGTAGCTTGGGTTCTGTCGGGTGTCCAAGGAACAGGTAAAGGTATTTTCTACACCCGCATACTACGAGGACTGTTTGGACTGCATCATGCGCCCATGAGATACCTACGTAATATGGAAGAACAGTTCAATCTGTATATGCGAGACGCACTATTTCTTGTAGTAGATGAGTTTCATATGGCTAGCGCATCAGCTGGCATACGAAAGATGGCTGACCAGCTAAAGACTCAGATCACAGAACGTACTATTACGATTCGAGCCATGCGGTCAAACCAGCTTGAGATACCGAACTATACAAACTTCATCTTTCTAACTAACCGCGCCGATGCAGTAAGCATTGAACCAGGAGATCGCCGCTACAACATAGCGCCTTCTCAAGAGAACAAACTGCTTGATACCTTCGACGACATATCAGACAAGATCGATTCGAATCAAATTGAAAAAGAGCTGTGGCATTTAGCAGGTGTACTCGCCGCCTTCAATGTAGACAGACGTCTGGCTACTACACCTGTGGATAACTCTGCCAAACGAGTTATGCGCTCAGTATCAATGTCCGTCTTTGAGGAATTTAGTGAAGCCGTCAAAGTAGGCAACCTCACATTCTTCACTGACATTCTCGACATTAATACAACTACTGTACTCAACAGCGGCGACATAGATACAGCGCAGCGCATAGTAAAAGCGTGGATTGCTGATCAAGCTAACGATTACGCAGTTATTCCAATGGAGCATTTAAGAACTGTGTATCACGTGCAGACAGAGCAAAATCCAAGATACTCAATCAAAGACTTCACTAAACGGATGAGCAGAAACGGTTTATCCCCAGAACGTAAACGACCGTTTAATGCAGGGCGTGATGCCAATCCGATACGAGGCGTAGTAGTTGACTGGCAACTGACACCTAACGAGCAGACCCATCTAATAGATACTTACTTCACGCACGACGACCAACGTCTTATATCGACTGTGTAATAAGATATGCTATATTAGCTCTGCTAATGAGGTTTCTAGTTGGGAAGAAACTGTGGTCCAGCTAACACAAACAGAACGTCCAGATGGGGCGAACGTTCTAAAAAAACCAGACAAGCTTGGTCTTGTTAGAGCGTGGTCTTACTCCGCGCTGAAGGTTTTTGAAGACTGCCCCTACAGAACCTACATATCACGGGTAAAGAGGATTTCAGAACCCTCATCGCCAGCTGCCGACCGTGGATCCGAGATCCACCAAGAAGCTGAAGATTGGGTAGCTGGAAAACTCGATGAATTTCCCAAGACCCTTTCTAAGTTCGAAGATGACTTTGACGAACTACGATCATTGTTTGTCGATGGCAAGGTAGAACTAGAAGGCGAATGGGGGTTTTCCATGGATTGGAAACCCGTAGGTTGGATGGGTGAAGACACCTGGGCGAGGATAAAACTAGACGCGCTAGTCCAACAGGACGACACGTCTGCTCGTGTTATCGACTACAAAACAGGAAAGAAGTGGGGGAACGAAATTGCTCACTCACAGCAAGGACTGCTGTACGCAATTGGAACTTTTTTCCGTTACCCGCATATCGAGTACGTACAAACGGAGTTTTGGTACATAGATAAAGGGGAGACAACGAAGAAACCTTATACTCGAGAGCAAGCCATGACGTTTGTTCCGGGTTGGCACCAAAGAGCGGTCGCCATGACAACAGCTGAAGACTTCCCCCCGACACCAAGTAAGGAAGCTTGTCGTTGGTGCAGCTACAAGAAAGGCGACTACCCCGAGTGTGAGTGGGGGGTTCTATAACGGCCTTGCCTAAGCAACAAGGTCGGCTCCTATGGCCCCACTCAACACTGTTGCTATGTATATGACATCTACTCCCCATTCCCGCATGTAGACGTCAACTGGTTACCCCCGTGGCCTGCGTAGCAACGTGGCCCTCCATCTAGTTCTCTCCGCTCCACGGACGGCTAGGTGGGGGGCTTTTTTATCTCTAGCCCTTAACTATTGAAGCCTAATGGCTATAACTAATATGAAAGCCAAGATACGTAGAGACAAAATCACTTACTACGGTGTTGTCGACGAGAAAAACTACCACTTCATATTCAAATCAGAAGAAGTGCATAACTACTCAAACCACGTAGTAACCCCCAGCCAGATAAAAATACTTAGCAACGACACTGAGCTAAGTCTCGCTAACCTAAAACAACACATCATCGAGCATTGGTTTGGTGATGAAAACGAAGAAGCTCGTGCTCATAAAGCATCGGTAGCTAAATCACGGAGGAACAAAAATGTTCACGGTAGAAAAAGACATACCCATACCTAAAGCAAGACACCTAAACCGCAGTCCTATATACAACAATTGGGACGATATGAACCCTGGCGATTCTTTCTTTACCCCTATTTCAGAAAAAGCCACAAAATCCTCACGGAAAACCAAACGTTCAGATCCCATATATCGAGCACGGCAAAACAAACGTGCAGCCGTACACAACGCTTTTATTCGATGGCGAGATGAAGATACTTCTAGGGCGCACTATAAAATAGTGACCAGAATGTGGACTGAGAACGACGTTTCCGGGTTACGTGTATGGCTTATGGAGAAATAGCAGCCATGCTTCAACGCTTAAAAGAATTTGGCGCTTGGTTTTTGATATCTGTCGTTTTTCTTGTAGCAGCAATCATTGCCTACCACGTCTTTACAGCCATCTGGATACTTGTAGCGATTGCAGTAGTCATTGGCGGGTTTTGGATCTTGTTTAGAAGTGACAAAGATCTTGATGACTAATCTGCTATTGAAACTTCTAGCCGCACTACACGTCATCCTTACTCTCAAGCAACTACGGGACAACCGAGAAAAAGAGCTACATGCTAACCAACACGAAGTTCAAGAAGACAATCAAAACTCCGACCCCAGAGATGCTAAAGCCAGGGAGGAACAACAAGAAACTTAAGGGGGTTATTAAAAAAGGAGCTTGGAAAGGGCTTCCGATCTACTCACTCACTCTCGAAGAACGAGCGTCTTGTCCGTCTAACTGTGAACAGTGGGATAACTGTTACGGAAACAACATGCCTTTTGCTAATAGGTATGACCATACAGACCCTAAGTTCCTAAAGATGCTAGACGTTAACTTAACCATGCTTGAGCATAAGCACCCTAGTGGATTCGTTGTACGTCTTCATGTCCTTGGAGATTTTTTTAGCAAAGCTTATGTTGAGTTCTGGGAGGACCGGCTAGAAACTCATACTGCTCTAAGGGTGTGGGGGTATACCCACCATCGCTCTGAGTCAGAAATAGGCAGGGCTGTTAACAAGCTCAACGTTTCTGACAAGTGCGCTGTAAGATTCAGCGATGACGAGAACACAACGTTCAGCACTACTGTTGCGAAGAATGTGGACCAAGCGGAAATCGTTAGAGCTAAGACAGGCGCACTTATCTGCCCGGAACAAACAGGCAAAACTAAAAACTGTGGAACCTGCAGCCTGTGTTGGGCTAGCCAAAAACAGATAATTTTTATTGAACAGTAGTATTAGCTGGGCTAATATTGTGTCTCACAGGAGGAGCTATGCAGACAGCTTTTCAGCATCAGGAAGCTACGACAGAGTTCATAAGAAAGAACGAACGCTGTCTTATAACGAGTGACCCAGGTACGGGTAAAACTCGTTCTGTGCTGGATGCACTAAAAGAAAACTCTCGCACCCTAGTCCTTGCACCCCTGTCTATTCTTGAAGCTAGCTGGGGAGTGGACATCAAAAAGTTCTGTCCTCACCTGACCTACGAAATTGCTTACGCGAAGAACAGAGCAAAGGTATTCAAAGAAAGTACTGCTGACCTGATCATAACGAACCACGACGCTGTGAAGTGGTTAGTCAAAAACCAAGAAGTGCTGGACCAGTTTGATACATTAGTCATCGACGAGTTCACTGCCTACAAAAACAAAGACAGCCAACGTTCTAAAGCAGCACTGAAAATATCGCAGCGTTTTGAAAAGCGCGTTGCTATGTCAGGAACCCCAAACTCAAACACAATACTAGACGTTTGGCATCCGACATTAATTATTGACGATGGCGAACGGCTAGGTCACAGGTTCTATTCGTTTCGGTCAGCTGTATGTACACCTAAGTTCAATGGCTTCGCCAATGTATGGGTGGATAAGAAGAACGCTCAAGAGACAGTTGCAGCTGCGCTCCATGACATAAACATTCGATACACCCTAGAAGAGTGTATCGACATGCCAGAGCAAACTATCCGGCAGATACAAGTGGCTCTTCCTAAGAAGATACAAGATCAGTACGAGATGCTTGCCGAAGACAGCGTTCTTTACACCGGAACCGGCACCATTAACGCGATACACGCAGGGGCAAAGGTCAAGAAACTCTTACAGATCTGCACAGGAGCCGTATATAACGACATCGGTGAAGCGCAAGGTATCCACTCAGATCGCTACGATCTCGTCATGCAGCTAGTCGATGAGCGGAAACATTCTCTTGTGGCTTTCAATTGGCGACACGAACGTGACCATATGATCGCCATAGCTGAGAAAAAGAAGATGAAGTATGCCGTCATCGATGGCACTACCCCCTCGCATAAACGAGCAGACGTCGTAGAACGTATGCAAGCTGGACAGCTGAAGGTTGTCTTTTGTCATCCGCAATCTGCCAGTCATGGGCTTACGCTTACAAAAGCAACAACCATAATTTGGTCGTCACCAACGTATAACGCTGAGCACTATACGCAGTTCAATAGACGTATCTATCGCGCAGGCCAAACCAGTAAGACTGAAATAATCCAGATAGCAGCTAGCGATACTTGGGAACCAGCAGTATATGAGCGGCTGAATGGAAAGCTGGGGAGAATGGAAGAACTCTTAATGATATTTAGCAAGCTGAATCAACCGAACAACTAAGGAGGAGAATACTTGGCCAGGCACTGGTGGAAGGTCAGGCTGGGTTTGTAGGTAACTATGAACCCTTGTAGAAATAGAATTGATGAAGTGCAGTCTCCTCCCCTTCTGGGTAGCTACGTAGTGGTAGCTACGTTGTAGCCAGAGGGAATTTTTGCTGCCAATTGATTCATCCACCTACTCACTAAATTCACTAACGGAATAAGTATGTCGCTACCGACACTAAATGAGTTAATTGAAAAACGCGCTGAAATCAAAAAAGAGATGGATGTGCGTAATGCCGAACTCAAAGATCTGCGGGAAATCCAAGAAGACTTGGACTTCGAGCTGATCAAGAGACTGGATGCAGACGGAGTGGCTCGCACCGCGAACAAGCTTGCCTCTGTGTCCATTGCAGAAACTGAAGTTCCAGAATCCGAAGATTGGGATGCAGTCTATTCCCACATCATGGAGACCGGTGACTTCAGCATTCTCCAGAAAAGGATGAGTTCAACAGCTTGTCGAGAAATGTGGAAGCTTGGCGAAACAATTCCCGGCGTTAAGCCTAGAACCGTCCGTCGCATCAACTTTAGATCCCTTTAATTAACGAGGAACACTTAACAATCTATGAGCACCACAGCGCTAGCACTACCTGAGAACAAGCCACCCGCCCGTCTTAAAGATGGAATCGGTCGTGGTAACGAGCATGTGGGGAGCAACGTTCAAATCCCCCGCATCAAACTCCTCCAAAAAATGTCGGATGAAGTCGATAAGAACAAGCCTTCTACCTACATTGAAGGAGCCGACCCAGGGCATTTCATTAATACCCTGACGCAGAACAACTACGGCGACGAGCTGTATGTTTTGCCGATCCTTTTCAAGAACGAATACGTCGTATGGCGAGATCGTCAGAAAGGTGGTGGTCTGCTCGGTTCTTTTCCAACAGCACAGGACGCTGCTCAAGCCATCGGAGAGCAAGATAACCCCGGTGACTACAATGCAGTAGATACTCACTCACACCTTCTGATCATTAAAGATCCAGAAACCGGTGCGCTTGAGGAAACCCCTGCGCTCATGGATTTCTCAAACACAAAACTGCGCGTTTCCAAAACATGGAATAGCCAGATAGGCATGAAAGGCGGCGACCGTTTTTCAGGCTTGTGGATGATGAAGTCTGTAACTGTCGAACGTAACGGCAACACTTGGCTGAATCTCGATGTCAGCTTTGTTGGCTGGGCGCAAGACGAAGACTACGCTAAGGCAGAGGCGGTATACGATCAGTACGCCAACTCGCCATTGTAGAATCTGGATTGGATGAACGAGCACAGCTACATAAAAGCTGTGCATCGTTTACTTCCACCTGAACTGTTCAAGTGGAAAATCCATGACAGCTTTGTTGGAGGGGTGCCGGATGCTATGTATGCCGGTCCCTCCGACATACTTTTTGTAGAATATAAGTACGTACCCAAGCTACCTAAGAGAGACACCACCAAAATACGAACAACACTCTCTGCTCAACAGGTGCTTTGGCTGAACAAGATGGACGATTTCGGTAAAAAAGTAGCTGTTGTCGTAGGCGGAATCGATGACACCAATGTCATACTTACGAACAAATGTTGGGAAGCCCCGTTAACAAAAGCTGAATACATAGAACGGGCTGTCTCAAGGAAAGACGTAGCGGCCTACATACAAAATATCTGTCAGTCGAAGGACTCGATATGACGAACGAGAAAACCAGTAAGCCGACAGAAAATCTACGTCGCCTTTGGGAAGAAAAAAAGCAAGACGGCACTACTCAGCTGCAGGCCGCAAAAAAGCTAGGGTGGACGCAAGGCGCGTTTTCGCAGTACCTAAACAACATAACCGAATTGAATCCCTTGGCAGTGCTGAAGCTAGCTAATTTCTTCGGCGTGCCACCAGAGCACATAGACCCTTCTATAAGAACGCTGCTAAATGGGAAATGCGTAAATACAGAGCAGCTCCATACAGCTGTACGCAACCTACAAAGTAGGTTCAAAATACCCTCAGAAGACGGAGACCTACTCAACGTCTATAGACAACTGAGGAAGATAACAGACCGATGGTCATCTACACACGATTTACCAAAATCCTTAGCGCCGGAAAAAGCGGAATAGCCCTATGGCCTTTCGCGTTTATTGTCCCAGAACTTAAAGACGATACGGGCATGGTGACGCACGAAAGAATACACTTAGCTCAGCAACAAGAACTATGGGTAATCCCGTTCTATGTTCTGTACGTGCTGTTCTGGATAAAAGGCTTAGCAAAAAGAGAAAAGAACGCTTACTTGTCTATCCCATTTGAAAAAGAAGCCTACACCCATGAAGAAGACGAAGGCTACTTAGCAAATAGAAAGCGGTTTGCTTGGGTCAATCACATATAGAGGAGGGCTGATGAAACTTAGACCGTGTCCTAACTGCGGACAAAAGTTAGTAAAGATGACCACTGAAATGTGCGCGACTTGTCGAAAACGGCATCGCGTCAGCGACGTGGAAATGCATAAAGCCGCAGAAACACAGCCGTGGTTATCTAGAGCATGGAAGTAGGAGTTACCACTTAACCTTATCAGCCCAATACGCTGCGCTCATGCGGCCTTTCTTTATGTTGGCAGCGTGCCGGGCTTTGAAGCTGGCACGCTTCTTTTTCATCCTGTCTGACTCACCTTTTTTAGGCGCACCTGCCGTACTGGCACCTTGCTCACCGAAGCGAATAAGCTTCATCTGATGCCCGTCTTGCGCCAGCACTACATGAGACTTTTTAGGATGCTTCGGAGTGCGCTTGGGTTTATTAACACCAGCGAGGCCGTGCTTCTTTAGAAGATTCGCTTTACGTGTTTCGTGCGCCATCAGCTCTTTTTCTTCTTAGGTTTTTTTGTCTCCTTTGGGGCCATCGTGCCGGGCTTACGGTTTATACAAGGCATGCCTTTGTGCATATCGATCTCCTACGAGTCTTCAAAATTCATATTGGCTTTAACAGCCCGAGACAAACGCTTTAGGTAAGACCTAACGTCGTCCATGTCAGAGACATTTCTATCTATCCACAGCTCTATGTCAGCTTGGGACTTCATCAAAACGTCATCACGTCTGGCCTTAATGGCCTCTTTGATTCCTTCCGGTTTGTTAGCTTTAAACTGCATTTACCACCCACTCCTTTCTCTCAAAGGATGGCTCATCAATGTAGACCAGATACTGTCCTGCTGCTTCGGCAGAAAACTCCAGCGATCCATCGTTTACAGCAACGGACGTGTCGTCAATGTATACAGTACATGTTACCGGTAAGGGCGAAAGAACTATTTCGGCTACTCCATTTGCAACTACAGACTCGGAATCCCAGGTAGCTGTCACTGCAGTACGGTCAGTAAGTTTGCCGTTTAAGACATAGGTTACATCAGCGTCGACCATCTCCCCAGTAGCTAAAGCAGTTTCACCTTCTTGAGCCTGAAGTTGGACATCAGTTGTAGAGCAATACCCGACAGCAGTTATACGACCTGTATCAGTTTCATAACGTATAAAACAAGTGCCTACTTTGTCCGTCATTTCTTAACTTCCAGTGCGGTTATGCTTCTGGACTGAGCGTAAATGGTCCCATTCCCTGACTGCTTTTTAGCTTTGATGGTGTAGGTCCGCGACCCTGTTGAGGTAGAGGTATCCAGATAAGAGATAGAACCGTTAGTCCCTGAGTTAGTTGATATATCAACAGCTCCTATCTGCAGGTTATGCTCTACGAGCTTTGAGCTGCCTCTGTATAACGCAAAATAATAAGAAGCCCCCTGATTGCTAGCAAAGTTACGGAAATAAGCGCTGGCGTTTATAAACACCGGGTTCCCAGAAGAAGTAAACGTTATCGTGCCTAGCGTAACGTAGGAGTACGTTGACGAAAAACTCTGTGACCCAGACTGATAAGTCGAAGACGGTATAGTTACCGCTTGCCCTGCAATCTTGATTGTATCTACGGCTAGATTTGAGATATGCCCTGTCTGAACACCAAGGTCTTTGATCTTGATGGTGTTCCCAGTTGCAGTAATAGAAGCGTTATCAAGATCTAAGCGAGAAGCACTAAGCGTACCTGTTGTTATGGTGTTAGCGCTCAGCGTGCCTATTTTAGAATCATCGATGGCCGCAAACCCAATCTTAGCGGTCGTAATCGTGCCGTCTTCTATATACCCCTCTTTTATGTAGACTTGCCCATTGGTAACACCGAAAGGGATTAGATCTTCGGGCGGGTTAAATTCGTCCTCTAGTCCTTGTTCTGCCGGATCTACCAGAGCAAATTTGTCGGCGCGTATAACAAACGCAGATTCTGGAACGCCGTCTACCTCAACGCTATTAAAACCAAAACCAGACACATGGCCGTTGTTATCGATCTTTACAGAGTACTGTCCTTCCAACCCAGTAATCGAGTCAGCAACTGCAGAAAACTCTTGCTCCACAGTAACGCCAGTCCCACCTGCATTGTCGAGTCTGGCAGTTAGACCGTTGACAGTGTTAGCGGCAGAAGTCGCATGGCCTTCAGCATTAGTAGATGCAGTTAGCGCAGTTTCTTTGTACTCCTCTGCAGTAGATTTCGCAGTCTCAGCCGAATTTTTATGAGCCTCAGCAAACTCAGCTTGCGTTAGAGCGTCGCTCGCATAGGAAGCTGCTGCGATAGCAGAATTAGAAGCAGCCGTAGCCGATTGTCCAGCAGCATTTTCAGATGACGACGCCAATCCTGCAGAGATACCAGCCGCTCCCATAGACGCATCAGCACTGGATTCCGATGACGCCGCTTCGTTTTTATATACTAGGGCGTCAGCTTTTGCAGTTTCAGCTGCCGTCTTAGATTCATTCGCGGCATTAGCAGACTCAAGCGCCGCAGTAGAGTTGGTAGTCGCAGTTTGTGCGCTAGTGGACGCTGCGTTTGCAGCTGCATCGGCTTGTCCTTTTGCAGTTTCAGCTGCGCCTTTAGCTGTCTCAGCATCATTCTTATACCCTAGGGCCAGTAGTGATGCTGACGAAGCAGACACGCCCGAAGACGCTGCAGATGTACTAGCGGTTTCTGCATCAGTCGCAAACGCGGATGCTGATTCAGAAGAAGTGGCAGCAGCCGTAGCAGAATCGCCAGCGTCATTTGCAGCGTCTGCAGCGGTCTGTTTAAAAGACTCAGCAGAGGAAGCACTACCTGCTGCAGTAGTCGCAGAAGCAGCAGCATTTGTCTCTGCAGTTTCAGCTCCAGCTTTTGCAGATTCAGCCGCCGTCTTTGCTGTTTCAGAAGCGCCAGCAAACGTACCTGCACTATTAGCAGAAGACGCAGCAGTAGATTCAGAGGTAGAAGCAGCCGTAGCAGACTCGCCAGCGGCATTTGCAGAATTAGCAGCTGTCGTCGCACTTTGAGCTGCGTTAGACGCAGAGCCTGTTGCAGAAGTAGCAGAAGCAGACGATGCGTTTTGAGCAGTCTCGGCTCCAGCTTTTGCGGTTTCGGCTGAAGTCTTAAGAGCTTCGGCACTAGATTCAGCGGTCTCGGCTCCTGATTTCGCCGATTCAGCAGCAGTTTGTGCTGCTAAGGCAGCTACTTTTGCTGCTACAGAAGCGTCCTCTGCAGCCTCTGAACTACCTTGAGCTAATATCGCATCAGCTTTTGCTGCCACGGCTTCTGCTGCGGATACTTGTGCAGCAGCAGCGGAAGTAGCTGCGCTGGATGTAGATCCAAAAGTAGTTAGCAGGCTGGCATTCGACGTTTCTACCCCAGACACACGGGATAACAATGAACTACCGCTGTACCCTGAAATGAACCCCACAAAAGATTCTAAGTTAGAGATGTCTACTGTGGAGCCAGCTCCATCGATAGTATCTGCAAGGCTGCTTGTTAGTTGGCTTGCGGAAATAGACCCCGTCAACTGAGCAAGGATCTCTGCTGGATTAGTTGCGGTTACGCCTATCGTGCCAGAGCTAGAATTATAAGGCCCAGGAACATTGTTTGTGTTTATGTGGCGAAACCAATAGTACCTAGTCTCGCCTCCACCTATAGGATCTATGTGGGTACGCCCTGTAGATATGCCTGCTAACGTAGCATCACCTATAGAGTCACTTGTATGTGACCATATCTCTGTCTGCGAGTGCCCGGTATATACGGGGTATGCCCAATCCATAATGACTTGGGCATACGCGCCTGCTACTGACACGCCAGTAGGAGCTGTAGGAGTACCTACATCTCCTGATGCGGTTTCACTTCCAAACCCTAAACTGTCAGCGGATATGTTGTTTGGGTCAAAAGGAGCGCTATCGAGTTCCTTTGCCAGACCACTATCGACTAATTCACGTAGTGTAATCGCTCGATCAAGCGGATCGCCCCTTCGCCCTAGTCGTATTTCTACTGCTTCAGTCAGAGCCTCTAAATGCTGCTTAAGCTCAGCCGAAAGATTACCCGTTATAAGGGGAATACCGGGTATTTTTGTGCTCATGATGCGCGAATTTCATCCATAGACTGTGCAAGACAGAACTCATTAATGTCTGTCCCCTCTACCTGTATCTCCCACTCTTGAGCTACCGTAGCAGGCATACGCATGATCGGCTCACGCAGAGTCCCATTAGATATGCTGCCTGGAACTGTTGTTGCTTGGGTATAAGTGCTACCCGATTTAGAAATAGTGTAGTGGGCGGCTAACGTACCATCCGCATACACTTTAACTGTAGCGGGATACGTATTTGCATCTACAGAAATCCACCCCATAGAGACGGGCATGGGGGTAACAAACTTTTTGCTCTTAAAAGTAAGAGTGCGACTGGTTGTACCGCCCCTATACTTTTTGATCTTGTCTCCGACAATTATGTACAGCTCGCCGTTCTTAGGATTACGGTAGCCGCCTCTCACTTCAGCGGAAGAAGTTAAAGTAGATATAGCGTCTTCTTGTGCTCTGGGGTCAAACACCCAACCACCATGATCACTACCGGAGGTCCAGAACGCTACATAAGTACCTTCATGTCGAAACGCTCGTATCGTGGACGGATAGAAATCCGAGTTCCATTGGTCAGCAGATATAAGACCACGTGTGACAACGTGCCCGGTCGTGCTCTCGACAGCACATAAACCATCTGGACCGGCGTATAAAACATAGTTCCCCATATCGACTACGGAGCGCGTATTCACACAAGCCTGTGCGAGATCTACTCGCACCGATGCCATAGCAGAAGGATCTACACCTGTTATGAAGTAAGGCTGACCATCTGTAAGCGCTATTACTCCATTAGCGGTACTTGCAATAGCGACAATGTCTTCTTCAGTAGTTATGCGATAACTAATAGGCCATGCGTGAGGGAGGAAAGGCTCTGACAAACAAAACCGTTTCCCTGTGAATCCGCACATGACACCTTGTGCCAACGGTATCAGACCTTTAAGCGGACCATCTGGATACAACGCTGTATCGTCATCTGGCGGTCCTATCCAAGAAGTACTGGGAACTACTTCTCCAAGCTGAGCAGCAGTTTTTGTGTCGTCGAAAGTAGTAGCTGTGTAGGCCACCTCACCGGCAAACTGAAACTGCGTCGTGTTGCTGCCAGTATTTGACCGATAGATGCGCTTCTTTGAAGCTGCGCCAAAGTTATAGTTACCGGACGGTTGTGCTGATGTCGGCATGGTAACTGTCACAGTCTCAGGATCGGTCAGCTCTATAACAGTGCTGGCTGCAGAAGGCGGTCCTTCTTCACCGAGTTCAGTTACAAATGTGTAAACATAACTAACATCAAGCGGGGT